TAAATTTTAATATAAAGCATGGTTAGTATTATTGTTCCATTTGCAGTGAAAGATAACAATGATGTAAATTTACATAATTGGCCAAACCAAGATATAGGTTATTATATTTACACTACAATACAATGTATTAAAAATATTAACAACACTTTAAATTTTGAAAAAGAAATTATATTAGTTGATAATACTAATAATTTTCCAAAGATTAAAATGCCAAATCTCAAAATAATAAAAGGATGGCAATATCTTTCTGAGAGTAAATTAAAATCTAAAAAGAATTTTGATAAGTACAAAATTGATAATTTCAAAAACTTATCTATGTGGGTATCGATGGCTTATAATTTAGGTATAGAAAAAGCTAAAGGTGATTATATAATATTACAACACAATGATATACATTATCACCAAAATGCAATTCCAAATTTAATTTATGAGTTAGAACTAAATGCATATGGATATATCTCAGTTGATTATAAAAAGTTAAGTCTATCTGGTTATTTAGGACAAAAAGAAACAATCGATAATATATTAGATGATATTGAAGTTGGATATTCCGATGGTGGTTATATAAAAACAAAAAAGTTGGGGTTTGCAGATTGTTATTTCTTTTTATGTAGGAAAGAATTCTTTGATGACTACACTGTAGATTGGAAATATGCTGATTCAAATCATGGAGCTACAATTAAATGTTTACAGAACGATATACCATTTTTACATTTAGGTCCATATTATGATAATCCAAACTTTGAAACAAATAATAAACTAAGAACATATTACTATAAGAATTGGAAGTTCATAACCCATTTAAAAGGTGGGTTTTCTGAAAACAAATTATCATATAAAAACCCAAAGACAGTAGAATATACAGAAGATATTGATAAATATATAAGTTTAATGCATGATTGAAGCACATATTATAACTTTACCGAAATCGAAATACAGTATGGATTTAGCCAAAAGATGTATTAGTAATCTTAAAGATAAACTAAACATTGATGGAAATTTATTTAATGGTACAGATAGATATTCCGTATGGCAAAAATATATTGATTCTAATTTAAATCTTAAAATAGATAAATTTGGTGTAGGAATGATAGATTCTGAGATAGCAACTTTTTTTTCTCATTTAAATTTATGGCAAAAATGTTTGGATAATTCAAAAAAATTTCTTATATTAGAGAATGATTCTTTTTTTACAAAAAATGTAGATATAGAAACATTATTGAATTTTGATGGTGATTTGTTAAATTTAGGACTTCCAAGTTGGAAAAATCATATGATAAAAGATAAAAAAGAAAATCCTGCTATTGGTTGGTTAGATAAAGAAGATGGTATCTTTCATAGAAAACAAAAAAGAAACTATACTGATTGTTTATATGGAGCTCATTGTTATCTTTTAAATCCATCTGGTGCAAAAAAGTTAATAGATAATATTGATAAAGGAATAGAACCAGCAGATATGTACATTAGTATGGATAGGGTTGATATATATGATTTACTACCACATCCAGCATCTGCTTATAATGGCAAAAGTTTTATTCAAAGATATAGTAAAGAAAATCAATGGGATTATTAGATAATTTATTTATATACACACTTGCTAAAGTTAACAATGGATTAACAAAATATTCTATTAATAGTTCTTGTACAGAATCAAGTATAAAAGAATTAGTAAGTGTAATAAATAAAGAAACTTATAAAAAAGTTGTTTTAGTTTGTAGAAGTGAAAATGAACCACATGCTGAACAATTTCCTAAAAAAGAATATATAGAGTATATAAAACAAAATTCAAATAAAGAAGTAAAAATATTTTATCAAGACCCATTTCCATCGGTAGTACCAAACTTTTCAAATGAGTATATGGTAATTAGATTCGGATTTGATTCAGGTTGTGAGTTTGATAAATCAGTTAGTGAAGTATATAAAACTGATTTAAATGATGGTGTTAATACAATACTCTATAATAAAAATAAGTACATTAATCTAAATAGAAAATCAATTTTATGAACATAGTAGATAAACAATATCAAGGGTTTCTTAGAAAACTTATAATGTATGGAACAGAAAAAGGAGATAGAACCAATACAGGCACACTATCTTATTTTGGTGATACATTCAGACACAATATGGCTGATGGATTTCCACTCCTTACAACAAAGAAAATGGCAGTGAAAGCAATGGTTACAGAATTAAAATGGTTTCTTAAAGGAGATTCACATATCAAATATTTGTTAGATAATAACTGCCACATTTGGGATGGTGATGCTTATAAAAAATATCAAAGAGTAGTTGATTGGGATTTAGATGAACCATTATCAAAGGAAGAGTTTATTGATAAAGTTCAGAACGATAAAGATTATTGGCACTATGGATTGCTAGGTCCAATCTATGGAACGCAATGGAGGAAGTGGGGTAGTAAGCAATATATTGACCAAATAAAAGAACTAATAGAAAACTTAAAAACTAATCCGAATAGTAGAAGGCATTTAGTATCAGCTTGGAATGTGGAGGATTTAGAAAAGATGACTCTACCACCTTGCCACTATTCATTTCAATGTTATGTAGCAGATGGTAAGTTATCACTAATGTGGAATCAAAGAAGTGTAGATGTATTCTTAGGATTACCATTCAATATAGCATCATATGGATTACTCCTATTACTATTATGTGAAGAGACAGGATATGAACCAGGTGAACTGATTGGTTCATTGGGTGATGTACATTTATATAAAAATCATTTGGAACAAGCACATGAACAAATAAAAAGAGAACCCAAAAAATTACCAAAAATTAAATTATCTAATATTCATATATTAGAGGGTGAGTTTGATTATGAGATTTTAGATTATGAATCACATCCAACAATTAAAGCACCATTAAACAATTAGTTATGAATTATCACGAAGATGATAGAGCACAAAGATTATTAGATGTATTTCCTTTAGAAAAAGGACAAGTAAATATATCGTATATAAATTCAACTAAACATATAGTTGCGTGGCACAAACACGAAAAACAAACTGACTATTGGATTTGCCTCAAAGGTAGTTTAAAGGTAGGATGGGCAACCGAAGAAGATGGTTGTGAATTTAAATACCTTTCAGATAAAAATCCACAAGTCTTAAAGATACCACCTGGTGTGTATCATGGTTATAAGGCATTAGAGCCAGGAACAATTTTAGCATATTATGTAACACATAAATACGACCCATCGGATGAGCATAGAAAACCTATAGGAGCATTCGATGAGGAGTGGAAAACTGAAAACAAATGAGTAAAAAATATAAAGTAATATTAATAAGCGGTGGGTTTGACCCCGTACACAAAGGTCATATACAATGTATCCAAAACGCAAGAGAACTTGCAGATGAGGTTTGGATAGGACTTAACAACGATAGTTGGTTAAGGAGAAAAAAAGGTAAATCATTTATGAAAGAAAGAGAAAGAGCTTTCATAATGGAGAATATAAAAGGAGTAGATTGGGTTTATATTATGAATCCAAAGATACACAATGATGATTCAGCATGTGATTTTATCGATGCATCAAGACACAAATGGATGAGAGAAAGAGGTGGAGAATGGAAAGAAGGAATAATAGCATTTGGTAATGGTGGTGATAGAGTTGCTGGTCAAGTACCATCTGTAGAAGAAGATGTTTGTAAAGGATGGGGTATAGAGTTAGTTTGGGGATTAGGTGATAAAGTACAATCCTCATCCTGGTTGTTAGAAAAATATAATAATATGGCAGTATAGTGAGTTATAAGAAACAATGGAAAGAATGGTTTGATGGTGGTAATACCATATGGAGTGAATATGGATACAATTATCATTCATACAAAATAGCATCAGAACTACTACCGACATTAGATATACCAAACAAAGGAGATATACTTCAGTTTGGTTGTGGTGTTGGTGTTTGTATTGAAAAGTTATGTGAACTATACGGAAGTGAAAGGGTTTATGGATATGATATATTCAATCCATTAAATCATCCAAGAATATTTTCATTTGATGTATATAAAGAAGAACCTCCAAAAACAAACATAGCTTATTGTGATATAGATATTGGTTCAGTTGCTACTGATAAAAACATAAGATTTGATTTGTTTAGTTATGCTTGGGATTATACTATAACAGGTGGATATATTTTAATAAACAATTCTGTTTTAGATGAATTTAAAAAGAAACATCCTTTATCTATACAAAATTCGGAAATAAAAAAATTAAACGAATTTAATAACTCGGAGTTGTGGAAGAATCCACATCAAAATAGACTAAATACAAAAACTTTAATTAAGAAATTATGAATGTAAATATTAAACCCTTAGTAGAAAAACATCCTAACGATGCAGAGTTAGGTGCGAAAGTTAGAGAAATATATTGGGATAGAATAGATAAGATTAACCAATATAATAAATGGGATGGCACAATCTATGAATCACCTGATGGTGGTGAAACTATTTATGAAAGACCATTTGGTTCTGATATATCAGAAAGAAAATTAGTTAAAGATAAATCACAATTAAACTTATTTGAATGAGAAACATAGTTACAGATAAAATAAAATTACAAAAGGTAGTAACAGATTTACCTAAAAATAAATCTGAAGAAGATGTTATATCAGCAGCATTGTTTACCGCATTAGAAAAAGAAAAAGGATTTGGATTATCAGCAAACCAAATCGGTGTGGATAAAAGAATGTGTGTGATTAACATCAAACAACCTATGGTGTTGGTAAATCCAAAAATTGTTAAAAGAAGTGAAGAAGCAGTTCAGTATATTGAGAGTTGTTTATCTCTTCCCAAAACAATGAGAAAACCAAAGAACACAGTTAGAAGTATTTCTATTACTGTTGAAACAGATAACTTAGGTACAGTTGAGTTTGGACCTGATGAAAAGGATAAGATAGGTTCAGAAGGGCACAATTACTTTGCTGATGAAGGATTGTTAGAGTGTGTTGTTGCTCAGCATGAGATAGACCATTTAGATGGGATATTAATTACTGATTCTGTAAGAGCATATAATATCCAAAGAGTATCTGAAAAGAAATTTGGTAGAAATGATAAAGTGATGGTTAAATCTCCTGATGGTGATACTGAGTTTATGAAGTACAAAAAAGCAGTACCATTATTAGAGAGAGGGTATGAAATTGTATAAAAAGGAACGAAACGATGGCAAAATTAATATTTAAGTATAGTAACGGATGGAAGCAAAATGTAAGGGAAGCAAACGAAATAAAGTTTGATGTACCCGATGATATGAATATAAATGAGTATAAAGCTATAATGATTAGATTAGCTCATTCGTTAGGTTACTCACCAAAATCCATACAAAAGGCATTTGGTGATTTAGAAGATAGTAAAGATGATATAAAAACTTTACTAAAGGATATAAAAGATGTTTAAAGAAATAAAAGATAACTTACTACAAGTTAACCTACTTAATCAATCTATAATTGAGTTATTAGTTGAGAAAGAAATCCTTACTAAAGACGAGGTTAAGGAAAGGTTATTCCAAAATCAAAAGCTGTTTTTGGAAACAGCTAAAGAATTCGCAAAGCTCATCAACGAAGCAGATAAATTAAAAAGAAGGGTTCAAACTACTGATGAGGAATTATTGGACATGTATTTTGGTCCAATAGGACAAGCATAAAAAAAATTACGATTTTATTAGGATATATGAAATATTTTTCGTATATTTGTTATAGTTTAATCAAAAGGAGAAATACCGTATGAGAAAAACAATAATATTTACGATGTGTATTACGATACTATCGTTTGGAATGATAGATTCCGCAACAACATCAGATATTAATTACGAACAATTAATGGAAGATGACAAACTCAGAAAAGAAGCTGAGGAACTTAGAATCAAAAAATATCACGAAGATGAACTTAATAGATTCTTAAATGATATTGGATTCAGAGAAAGTGGTAATAGATATGATATTACAAACACTTGGGGATATATGGGGAAGTACCAATTTGGTAAATCAACACTTAAAGGATTAGGATTCAAAGTGACCCGTAAAGAATTCCTTAACAACCCACAACTACAAGAAGAAGCAATGATGGCTTTATTACTACACAACAAAGAGAAACTACAAACTTACATTGATACATTTGATGGAAAAATAATCAATGGTATGTATATCTCAGAAAGTGGTATATTAGCAGCTGCTCATCTTGGAGGACAGGGTTCAGTAAAAAGGTATTTTAAAAGTGGTAGAGTTTTTAAAGATGCCTATGGAACAAAGATAACATCGTATATGAAACAATTTAGTGGATACGATATTAAATTAAATTAGAATGGTTATAGAAATAATTTTAGGAGTATCAGCAGTTATCAACATTGGACTGCTGATAGGGGTTAGAAACCTACTTAAACAAAACGAACAATTAGAGGATGATTTAGTTGGTACGATTAATGGTGTTGTACAAACTATTACTGATGCTAATGAAAGAATGCAAGCAGCAGATATCAGAGGTTCATTTGAATCAGATGATGAAGTGGGTACTGTATTTACAGAACTCAAAGGTATAGTAAAAGAGTTAAACGAACAATTTAAATAGAATATGCCCAGACCGAGAAGAAAAAAATCCAAAATGTATTTTGGTACGCCTGCTCAAGATGCTATTATAGCATACAACAAATGTAAAGACCCTAAAGAGAGGAATAAAATATACAATGAAGGTATAAAATATCCTTTCGCAAAATTAGCTGAAAATGTTTTAAATACATTTAAGTTTACTTACTTTGATGTACCAAAATCAGATATCAAAAAAGAAGTAGTATCTGCTATGGTAGAAAAAATACATATGTACAAAGAAGGTAAAGGTAAAGCATTTTCTTATTTTACAATTATAGCAAAAAACTATTTGATTCTAAATAATAATGGTAATTATAAAAGATGGCAAAAAAACGCATTAATATCTGAAATGCCACAAACTTGGAATCCACAAAACGATTATTATGAAGCTCAACAAAATGAAGAATATTCTGAGTTTAGAAAAATAATGTTAGAATATTGGGATAAAAATCTTACAGTTGTATTTACAAAGAAAAGAGATATTCAAATAGCAGATGCGGTTTTAGAATTATTTAGAAGAGCAGATTATATAGAAAACTTTAATAAAAAACATTTATATCTACTTATTAGAGAAATGACAGATTGTAAAACTCACTACATCACAAAAGTTGTAAATGTAATGAAGCAACATCAAAAGAAAATGTTAAATTCGTTTTTAGAAGGTGAAGTGATAGATGACAATCCAAATCAGTTTTGGAATGAAGAAGAACATTTATGATGATTATATCATTGGAATCTCTTTTGGATTTCATGATTCAGCAGTTGCACTAATACAAAATGGTAAAGTTTTAAACGCAGTAGAAGAAGAAAGATTTACTGGTATAAAACACGATAGTAGTTTTCCAATAAATTCAATTAATTGGATTTTAAAAAATAACAAAATTGTAGGTAAACAAATATCAGCCGTATGTTATTATGAAAATCCAAATCTTAAAAACGATAGAGATTGGAAATCTTATTGGAAATACTTTTGGAAGAACCCATTTAAGTTTCCAAAGAAAACAAACCCGTTAGAACACTTTGATTACATATTTCCTAATGCAAAAGTTTTCATTGGTAATCATCACTTATCTCATTTAGCATATTCATACTTTACCTCAGATTTTGATGAATCAGCTATACTATCAGTAGATGGTGTTGGTGAATGGGATACTACTGTATTAGCGACTGGTAAAGATAATATAATAAAAAGACATAGTGAAGTAGTGTATCCACACTCATTAGGATTACTTTATTCTACAATTACTGCTTTCTTAGGATTCAAACCAAATGAAGGTGAGTATAAAGTTATGGGATTAGCTCCATATGGTACTCATCTATTTCATCATAAAAAGTTTGATGAACTAATAAAAGAAACGGAGGATGGATTTGAACTAAATATGGAATACTTCTCTTATCATTATTCCGATAAAATTATGTTCAATACAAAACTATCTAAACTATTTGGAATACCAAATAGATTATCCGAAGAACCAATAAATGATATTCATAAAAATATATCAGCAGCTTTACAATACACATATGAAAAGCATTTCTTTAGATTACTAAATAAGCTGTATAAAAAAACAAAATCTAAAAACTTATGTTTAAGTGGTGGGTGTGCATACAATGGAACTGCTAATGGTAAGATTCAAGATAGAACACCATTTAAAAACATTTGGATACCACCAGCTCCATCTGATGCTGGTTCTGCTATTGGAGCAGCTCTAAACTATTGGAATCATATCACAAATGATAGAAAGGAAAATAAAACACCATTCTTAGGCCCATCTGAAAAACTATTAGATATAGTAAAGATTGTAAAAGATAACGAAGATAAGATATTCTACGAAGCATTATCTGATGAGGAGTTGTTACCAAAAGTAGCTAAACTTATATCAGAAGGAAATATTATTGGTTGGGTTAGAGGTCAATTAGAGTTCGGTGCAAGAGCATTAGGTAATCGTTCTATCTTAGCAGACCCAAGAGACCCACAAATGAAAAAGAGAGTAAATATGGTTGTAAAGAAAAGAGAAGGTTTTAGACCATTTGCTCCTATAGTTTGTTACGAAGATATGAAAAGATTCTTTACTCCAAATGTAGAGATACCTTATATGAATCAAATAGTAAAGGTAAAACAAAATCACCAAACTAAATTACCAGCTATCACACACACCGATGGTTCAGCAAGAGTACAAACACTTAGAGAAGATTTTAATCCTAAGATGTATAAACTTCTAAAAGAATATCAGAAGATTACAAAGTATCCAATACTACTAAACACATCATTCAATCTCAAAGACCAAACTATGGTTAGAGATGCACAAGAAGCAATTGATACATTTATGAATTGTGATATGGATTTCTTAGTGATTGATAATATTTTTATTTCTAAGAAAATAATCTAATATTTATATATTGTAGAGCTCAACAATTGTAGACAGATGTGTGGAGATTGACAAACTTAGTAGCTCTAAACAACCAGTCGTAATTCAAAGTGATTGGATAAAACCCAACCCCGTAAGGTTGGGTTTTTTGTTTGACACTCGATATAGTTCACACAATCGGTGTGAAAATTAAAAACATACTTTTTATTTAATATATACTATAGTTATTTCTTGGACAGTCCGATGTTTTGTAATATGGAAAAGTTATTTTCATTAATTTTAAACAGAGGAGTAATATATGGAATTTCTTAAAAAGATTGGCTCTTGGGCTAATCATCTAACAGAAATCGGTATAAGTGTTATCGCTTTGGGAGTAGTATTAGAAGTACTATTCAAAGGTGCTAATATTCCTTTCTGGCCTGAGGTATCTGTAGTGGACAACATTATGGGTATATTAGGTGGATTGAGTAACGAAGGTCTACTTGGATTAGTAGGTGCTGGAGTTTTATACCACATTCTTAAAAAGAAAGCTTAAGAATTAAAACCATAACCGGTTAAGATACTAAAACCTCTCAGAAATGGGAGGTTTTTTTATTTTCAATATTTATAGTCAGATAATGTATAAAAATTATGAGTACAGATTTTCAATTATTTCCTGGTAAAGATTTAAGTGGATTGTTTAAAGATATCTACGATAACCAGCAAAATAAAAAGACAAGAATATCAGAATTGATTGCTGAAATGAAGAAGGTGATTAGGCATTCTGGTGATATGGCGGTAATAGGTCCAATCATAAAAGATTTAGTAGATACATCAGTTAGAAACGATGAATCACTAATAAAGATGGCAGCTATCGCACAACGAATGATAGCTTCTAAGGATAAAACATTGGGTGAAGATGGATTCCTTACTGATAAAGAAAAGGAGCAATTACTGAATCAATTAGAAGATGTAGTTGGTGAAGTTGCCGATGAGCAAGAAGCTAAGGTTGATGAATTAACAAACGAGGTTGAGGAATTAAAAGAAAAGGTAAATAATGGAAAGAAGTAGAGGTTCGTTTTTTTCAAGAAGATTGATGGATGCTATTACCGATAACGAAACAGAATCGTTTAAAGGTGTAGTAGTTAACGTTATCTTAGATGATGATAACGAATTAGTAAAGGATGGTAAAATTCCAAATGGTAGAACTGGTTGGATACAATTCCTACCGATGAACAAAAAGTTCTTTTCAGGCACAAAAGGAGATTTATTTGCATCTCCTATGGATAAAAATTTTAACACCTTACCAATCAAAAATGAAAAGGTAGATATAATAGAAACAGCAAGTGGGTACTTTTATAGGAGAGGTGGTGAAAACCTAAGTCCAAATGTTGATACTACTGATGATATCTTAGATAGATTATTTAAACCGAAAAAAACTAAATCAGGTAACACCTCAGCAAACTACCAATCAACATCTAATACTGGTATTGCTAATAAAGATACATCAGAAGATGAAAAAACTGGATATGGTGATGTGTTTGAACAGCAAGGTAATTTTATTCATCCACTAAGATACTACGAAGGTGATTCTTTGATTCAAAGTAGATTTGGACAATCTTTAAGATTTAGTGGATACAATAATACTGAAAACACCTTATCACCAACAATTATATTAAGAAATAGAGAAAATGATATATCTCAAAACGATATTGAAACTGGACTAATAACAGAAGAAGATGTAAACAGAGATGGTTCTACTATCGTACTATCATCAGCTGATTACAAATTAGATTTTCAGCCAGGTGTTATAGATGATGGTGGTTCATCAAACTTTGAACAAAAACCAAACTCTTTTGAAGAGTATCCATCGGAATTGACTGGAGACCAAATATTAATCAATAGTGGTAGAATCATACTTTCTGCAAAAGATTCTGAAATGATTTTTTATTCAAAGGGTAATTATGGTTTTATTTCGGATTCAACATTATCTATAGATAACAAAGGTGGTATGACTGTTAATACAGATGATAATGTGTTATACATTACAAATGGTAGTGACTACACTATAGAAACTGAAACAGGTGAAATACATTTAGGTAATGGGGGTTCTGAAGAGCCATTAGTATTAGGTGATACTTTAGTTGAGTTACTAAATGAACTTTGTACAGAGTTACAATCTATGACTCATCCAACACCCGCAGGTCCATCAGGCCCACCTGTAAATGCACCTAAGTTTGCAGCCATAGCGAGTAAACTATCCACAATACTAAGTACGAAAAACTTTGTAGATTAAAATGAGTTGGGGTATATTCAAAGCCAATATGAAGGGGTATATGAGTAATCCTATTGGGGTTGCATCATTACAAGTCTTTGCTAAAAAACTTACTGTTGAATATGATATGTGTATGAGGAGGGGTATTCAAGGTATTAATTTGTGTTCAATACAAAAAGGAAATACTTCTGTTATGGAATCGTTAGTGATTGTAGCTTTGATGAAATGTTTTGCAATACAAAAAGGACCTATTCCCCCACCAACATCACCGATTATAAAAGAATTAGGTAATGCAGTAAAGGCATATTGGGCTGGTGCAACTATGAATCCGTTTCCTATTCCACCAATCCCAGCACCTGGTGCAATACAAAATATTGTAGTAACGAATAATATATGTATTAATCCTGGCACTTGGCCTGTTCCAATAGAATTACCAGCGGTTCTTTCACCAAACTTTTTTATAGATATTTTTGTACTATCGGCACAGATACACTTACTAACACTTAAAGGTATGATTTATACTACATCAATGTACCCATCAGCACCATCACCAATACCAGGTCCTGGTATAATTAATTGGAGTATGTATGTAATACCTGGTGGTAGAATAGGTAGTAGAGATAATGATGATGACCAACTACCAATTTCAGATTGGCAATTTTTAGGTAATGAAAAACCACCATTTAAAAATACAAAAAAGTTTAGGTCTAATGAACCATACTTTACTGGTGATGTAATAGAATCAGGTGATAACTATTATGTAGCACAAAACCCAGAAAAAAATGGACAAAGGTGTTGGAATATACCATTCTAAAGACTAAAATATTATTAGTGTATATTTATATTAAAACAGAAAACAATTATGGATTCGAAAAAATTAGTAAAAGTAATCAAAGCGTTAGTAGAAGCTGAGGTATCTAAAAGACAAGAAGTTTTTCTAAAGAAAACTTTTCCTAAGATTTTAGATGAAGCAGTAAAGGCAAGAATGAAAACTATTACTTCCAACAAAACAGAAGAAGTAGACCCGTTTTCATTAGCTAATGCAGTATTAGATGAAGATAGAAAAGAATCTCAACCAGTTGTTGAGAATCAAACATATACTAAGAACCCTATGTTAAACCAAGTACTAAACGAAACTCTACAGAGTGGTGTTACTGATACGATGGATAAAACAGTTACATTTGGAACACACAATGTTGCAGCTGCTGGTGGAGGAACACCCGTAGGACAAAGTGGAATCCAATCTTTCAGAGAAGAGATGGCTCAGAAGATGGGATTACAACCAATGGGACAACAATCAGCACCACAACCACAAGGTTTAGGAGTACAGACTGGTGTGCCTGGTTTAGATAAGATTCTTAACAGAGATAATTCAGAGCTTGTAAAAGCGATGACTAGAAAAAGAGGAGTAGGAGCATAAGATGGCTTATGAGTTAAATAAAAAGATTGTAATTGATACTGAAGAGTTTAATAACTTTGCAGTCGGTATTACTTTACCAATACAAAGAGGTAATGATGGATACTTTAGACAATCTTTTAGAACATTTGACCAAGTTCGTTCCAACTTAAAAAATTTATTACTTACCAAAAGGGGTGAAAGGTTATTACAACCTGATTTTGGAAGTGGGTTACATGATTTGTTGTTCAATCCTGCAACAGAGAAATTTGAAGAGGATTTAGAAACTACAATAAATAATGCAGTAGCTAAGTGGTTACCTTACATTACAGTAGAAGATATTGATATTGATATAAGTAAAGAAATGACAGATAACAATCAAGCTAAAGTATCTTTGAAGTTTAAACAAGAAGGAGACCAAACATTAGATACATTAACATTTTTGGTAGAGGAATAATATGGCATTAAATAATCAAATAAAAAGTTTTAAGGATAAAGGTAGAGATATTAAATACCTTAACAAAGATTTTGTTGATTTTAGAACCAACTTAATTGAATTCGCTAAAACTTATTTTCCAACAACATTTAATGATTTTAACGAATCATCACCAGGTATGATGTTTATTGAAATGGCATCTTATGTCGGTGATGTATTGGGATATTATATAGATGATACATTAAAAGAATCATTACTTACTACCTCCGAAGATAGAGAAAATATATTTGAACTATCTAAAATGATGGGGTATAGAGCCAAAGTTACAACCCCAGCTACAACAAAATTAAGTGTATTTCAATTGATACCATCAAGAAGATTAACAAATCCTATTTCATCAGGTGATTTAGCATTTGAACCTGATACTGATTATTACCTAAGAGTAAAAGAAGGTATGGAGTTAGATGCTGATGGTGTACAATTTAGAACGACAGAACTATTAGATTTCGCAGATGCAGAAGATAGAGAAATCACTGTATATGAAAGAGATATAGATACTAATAATCCCAAATTTTATTTAGTAAAAAAATTCGTTGATGTAATATCAGCTACAGAAAAACAAATAGAAATTACATTTAGTAATACACAAGAAGAATATGCAAAAATTGATATACCTGATACAAATATAATTGACATATTCGATGTTAGAGATGCTAATAATAACAGATACTACAAAGTTCCATACTTAGGGCAAGAGATGGTTTATGTAGAATATTCAAATACTGAAGCACAAGATAAAGATTTATTTCAGTTTAGAGATTCAGTAGCATCAATTCTTAAATTAATTAAAACACCAAGAAGATTTAAAGTAGTAACAAATCCAGATGGTACAACTACTATTCAGTTTGGTAGTGGTGATGGTGGTAAAAATGATGAACTACTAATCCCTACATTTAAAAATGTTGGGTTAGGGTTAAACAATTCTATAGATAAGTTAGGAGCATCATTTGACCCATCAAACTTTTTACTAACTAAATCATATGGACAATCACCAAAGAATACTACAATGACTGTAAAATATTTAGTTGGTGGTGGTGTAGAATCAAATGTAGCACAAAATACAATACAAAGAATTACCAAAGTTGAATTTGATGAAGATTTATCAGCATTTGGTCAATCAGAGAGAAATCTTTATTCGACTGTTAAGAACTCATTAGCAGTAGATAATGAACAACCAGCAACTGGTGGTAGGGGAGCAGAAACATTAGAAGAGATTAGAGAGAATGCTATAGCTAACTTCGGTTCACAAAACAGAGCAGTAACATCTAAGGATTATCAAGTAAGAGCATTATCAATGCCACCTAAGTTTGGTAATATCACAAAAGCATTTTGTGCAGCTGATGGTCAATTGGATGATAACTCACCAGCTTCTATACTAGCTTCACCAACCGCACTAAACGAATTTTCTAAGTTGGTACAAGATTTACAAGCTGATGGTAAGAATACTGATGAACAAATAAAAACACAAGTTTCAAAATTTTTATCAAATAAAAAATCAAATGTAAAAGAAAAGAATAATCCATTTGCAGTAAACTTATATGTGTTAGGATATGATTCTAATAAAAAACTAACATCTCTTAATAGAGCAGTCAAAGAAAATCTAAAAACATATATGAATGAATTTAGAATGTTGACCGATGGTGTAAATCTTTTAGATGGATTTATTATTAATATAGGTTTAGATTTTGAAATTAGAGTTTATAGAGATTATAATAAAAGAGAAGTATTAACAAATTGTATTACGGCTCTTAAAGATTATTTTGAAATAGATAAATGGACATTCAATATGCCAATCAATATTGGTGAAGTTGAAATGTTAATAGGAAATATTGAAGGAGTACAATCCGTAGTTAAAACAGAGTTTAAAAACTTATGTGGAGGTACTTCAGGTTATTCACCAAATTCATATGATGTTGTTGGTGCAACGAAGAATAAACAAATTTATCCTTCATTAGACCCATCAATATTTGAATTTAAATTTCCTGATAAGGATATAAGAGGGAGAGTAGTATAATGTATTATTTTTTAACCGCATCTAAAGACGCTAGTATATTTCTACAACAACCAACTCAAAACACTGGGTTGGATGAAATATTAGAAGTGTCTAAAGTTTATTATGGTTCACTTAAAGATACGGCTAGAAGTTTAATAAAGTTCGATACAGATTCACTTTCTTCTAAACTTTCTGATGGTAGTGTAACAATGAGTGTAGCTGAAATGGTACTTAGAGAAACAGAACCAACAGAAATACCCTTATCATATTCATTAGAAATTAATCCTATTTCTCAAAGTTGGGAAATGGGTAATGGTACTAGATTTGATGATATATCAACAAGTGGTTGTACTTGGAATTACAGAGATAGTGGTTCTAATTGGTTACCAACCAACGTACCAAATAGTGGTAGTGCAACTGGTTCGTTTGATGGAAAGGGTGGTATGTGGTACACTGCATCTCAAGCTACTCGTTCTTATGATTATGAATCATCTGATTTAATTGTTGATGTATCTTCATCATTTTCATTTTGGTTAGATGAGGGATATTCAAATGAAGGATTTATTATTAAACATGAATCATCAAAAGAAGATAATGATATTGATTATGGACAATTAAAATTCTTCGGTAAAGAAACACATACAATATATCAACCAAAGGTTAGAATCGGTTGGGATGATAGTAGATATGAAACTGGTTCATTACAAGCACTACCAGAAGAATACAAAATATCATTAAAAAGATTAAAGAAATCATACAAAGCTGGTGGGAGATATGATATAGAGGTATTCGCAAGAGAGTTGTATCCACAAAAAACTTTTCAAAACACATTTGGATACTCCACAGGCAGCTTACTTCCAACATCATCTTTCTACCAAATTAAAGATAACGAAAGCGATGATATAATTATTCCTTTCGGTGAATATTCTAAGCTAAGTACTTATGGAAACAAAAGTAGAATCAGTTTAGATTTAACAAACTTTGAAGTAAATAGAAGTTATAAGGTAGAATTAAAAGTAGAGATAAGTGGTTCTTCGGAATACTTTGATGATGATTATATATTTGAAGTAACAGAATAATGGCATTAGAAAAAGATGTAAGAATTGATGAACTAACTCTGAGTGGTTCAAAAGCTATAAAATCCATAGACCCATATGGAAGGCATAATTATTATGCTGAACAAATGAAGGAATCTAATGGTTCTATGGATGGTGAAATTAGCGGTAAACTTCGTAGACCAAAGTATGATGAAGAACAACTACTATTAGCAGTAGATACAGAAGTAGATGAATTAATTCCTAATAAACCAAAAGATTTACCTGATGTAGTCTTACAAGAAGATTATGATGCACTTCAAAGAGCATTAGATGCTGCTAATAACACAATAGCTGATTTAAGAGCACAATTATCAGCTGCACAATCAAAGATATCAGAATTACAATCTCAAATAAGTGGGTTAAGAGCTGAATTAGATGCATCGCTATTAAGAGTTACTGTAGCTGAAAACTCAGCAGAAGCAGCTGCAGATAAATTTAAACAAACATCTATTGATTTACAACAAGCTATTCAAAAATCAGTAGCAGAAGCAATAGAGAGGGTTTCGTTGGAAGCGCAGGTAGAAGGTTTAACTGCACAAAAAGAAGCATTAGTACAACAAGTAAGTTCATTAGAATCGCAAGTGGCTGGTGTACAAGCTCAATTACAATCAGGTGGTGAATCTGCTGGTGGTAAGTGGACAGCTAGAATAAGTCCTGTAGCTGAGGATGACAAAGATGATATATATTTTTATAGTCTCAAAAGAAATAATGATGGACGTACTGTTGGTTGGAGAAATGGACCAGACTTAATTTTACTAAATAGTACTACTGAACCAATAAGCTTCCAATTTACAAACACAGCATCTTGGATGCGAACACCGAGTCCAGTAACATTACAATCTGGTGAAACAAAAACTATAAAACTCGTATCAAAACGTGCAGCAACGAATAATGGTGATAAAGATAAAGACTATGGAGGTACATTAACTATTAAAGGTGCTGGAGAAACTATAGCTTTTCCAGCCACTAATAGGAATCACAAAGGTAAGAAAATAATTTGTGTAGAATTATACAGACAAGGATATCTACCATATGAAATATACAAAGCTGATGAAGAATGGGGTGATATGACATTTGAAAAAGACCCAAAATTAATTATTGGTTATCAAATGTGGGCAAGACCAGTAGTTGAGTTTATGAGAAAAAATCCACAATGGACACCTGTAATTTATTTCTTACTTAAACCTTGGACAGAATGGATGGCAAATCAGATGGGATTAGAAAATTTGAATAAAAAAAGAATTTGGATTGGGGGATTATCACATAAATTAATTGTACCATTCTGTCGTTATGTATATAATAACTTTGGTGGGGATAGATATTATCAATTAGCAAAACTTAGGAACAACTAATGGCAATTAAGAACTTTAAAGAAATATTGCAAAAAGAAGCAAAAAGGATTGATTTCAAAGATAGAAATATTTTTGAAAGAGGAAAAATGCCTTCTTTCTTTGGTAGAGGTGTAACCGATACTATTGAGTTTATTCTTTATGATAATGGTGATAATCAATTACCACAAGGAGATGACGGTAAATTAGTAAGATACATTAATATTTCTGAGATAGATAATATTAGAAACTATCTTATGATTGCTAGGGGAGCTGCTTCTAATCAATCACCTGAATATTTTGTTGATGTAGAAAAACTAATCAATGAAGCTGGATATAAGAATGGTTTATTTAGAACTCAAATTACATTGTTAAATAAAAGAGTTGGTAGTGAGCATTTTCAAAATAAAGTATGGATACATGAAATATCACCATCAAGAACAGAAATAAGAGTTTTACCACTTAAAGTAGAAAATCAACTATTAGAAAAAGATTTAAAAGATAGATACAGAATACTTTTAGAAAACGGAGAATTTAAAGATGATGTTTTAAACAGATTAGATGGGTTTATAGATTCAATAGATGCAAATAATGTTATCAAAAAAGTAAGAGCATTATATGGACAGGATTGGATTGATAATCTTAAAAAAGAATTTAAAATTAATGATTTTGATGGATTTATAAATGATGTAACTGTGAAAGCTAAACAAGCTATAGGGTATTTTATTAGTAACAGAGGATACATTTTTGGAAAAGCTGATTATGGTAAAGCGTTAAAGCAAGATTTGACATCAAGCTTTACAGATAGAAAAAGAAGAAAATTTAGAGGAAGAAACAGAAAACCAAATTCTCAAAGATTGGACATTGCAACTTTACAAAGTAAATCTATGGAAATAATATGTGATAGTATTAGATTCCATTTACCACAAAGAAATTTACAAGTTGTAAATACACCAAAACTTAAAACATTAGAAAGTAGAGATAAGATTAGTACAATATTACAAAAATTTGGTACATCCAAAAAAATTGATACTAAAATAACAAAGGTAGTCAAAGTAGTTAAACCTGCTAAAGTTGTAAAAGCAACTGTAACATCAAGACCAAAAGAAAAACCAGCAGATGTTAAACCAATCAAAATACAAGCTGAAACTAAAAAATATTATTTTTATGATGTACACTATAAGGGAAGGAGTGTAGCTGCAATAACTTATACTGATATGAGTGGTGATTCAAACTTTTTTGCTTTACCAAGTGGAAAACGAGTTAAAATATGTGCTTTAGAAGGAAGTGTAAAAGGTAAATCACATCCAAAGGAAACAATAATTACAAAAAAAGAACTTTGTAAAATTGATACACCAGTTCCTAATTTTGTTACTCCAAAGCCAGAACCAGATATTACTCTTACTAAAGAACAAGTAGATGCAATAAATCAATTCGATTTAAGTGGTGTTGGTGATAAGATTAAGTTTGATATGGAAAAGATGCAGGATGAAATAACAGCTAATATAAAAAAGAGTTTTGAGGGATTACCAAAGATTAAATTTCCTCCGATTGGTCCAATTGGTGTACCTAATTCTGCTACGGCAAATTCAAAAATACCATTTATACCTTTTAAACCAATAACTTTTACACCATTGTTTCAGAACGCCTTTGCTAATCTTAAACCACCTACAACGGTGAAACCACCACCAAAACCACCAAAAGCAGAACCAGTGGTCAATGTTAAACCATTTTCACCACCAAAACCAATAATACCACCATTTAATAACCCTATATTAAAAAATTTAGCAAATCCAGTTATATCATTTAATAATAGAAATAATAATATTGTGGGAAGTGTACCATTTATACAACCAATGGCAGTACAACCAAGAGCAGCTACTAGCGGTAGAGGGGGTGGATTTAGTCCATCTATGGTAACTGGAGGTAGTGGTGGATTCAATAGAGGTGGAATGGGAACGTTTGGTGGTTATAGGAAAGGAGGGAGTGGATACTAATGATTAATAAATTTGGAAGTAGTAAGTTTAATAAATCACCTTTCGCTATGTCTTATGGAACAAGCTCAAAGAAGAGTTCCGTTGGGACATCATCTCCACTTGCTTTGATGAATAGTTCAATAAACAAAGGATTTAATAGTGTTGGTAAAAAAAGTACATCAGCACTTGTGCGTGATACTTTAACTACTGTTAAAAAACAAACTACTAATTATACTCCAAAAGCTAGTTCTTTTTCAATAAAGATTCCAGCGAATGTAACATCTAATACTAAACCAAAGAAAACTGTTATAAAGGTCAAACAACAAAAACAAGCGCCTGTTGTAAACAAACCAAGTGTAACAAAACCTAAAAATACAGGACAGCAAACACCATCTGCATATGTAAAAACTGTTACACCAAAAACAACGAATCAAATAAAAACTTCTACTCCACAAAGTAGTTCACCAGCAGCTGCTTCTCTCCAACCAATGGGTATGTCAATGGGTATGGGAGGTGGAACAAATCCTCGACTTGCAACATTTGGTGATAAGGGATTTGAAGATGTAATGGTTACAATACCACCTATCCAAAACAATAATAAAGGAAACACTGTAAAATCAAAACCAACAACACAAGCTGCAATTGGTACTGCTATTACAGAGAGTATTGCAAGACAAAATCAATTAGATTATAGTAATATCAGACCAATGGGTGAGATTTTAGGGACGGTTTCTGATAGAATAGCAAAAGAACAAATATATAATCAAGGATTAAGTGCAGCTGAACAGATAAATAGTAGAGGTGTAATAGAAAATCAGATTGCACAATCTATGCAAAATGGTGTAGATAATTCTTTTTCTATTAGAGATAGAGATTTAGCATTGGCTGGTGAAGAGTTAAGAACTCCAAGTGGAAACAGAATTACAAGTGGTGTTACTAAATTTGACCAAGGCCAACAAACAATACAAGTTATACCAATAGTAAAACCTGTTGGTAACAAAGTTGTAACTGTAAGGGTTGTAACAAATCCTGGTAATTGTGAAGTATTAGTAAATGGACAAACTCAAGGATATGCAAAACTTACACCAAGCGTACTAACTTTTTCACATAAAGAAATATTAAATAATGGTAAATCAATAACAGTAAGAAGAACTGGATATACTTCAGATGAATCATATAGAATTGTAGGGAGAATTGATGAAAAAGTAACTATTGTTGAAAAGCAAGTTTTAGATGATACTTTTGATGATTTTATTGACCCAAGCTTTATGACAGGTGGTTTAAAACCTTTAGAAGATAGAAGATTTACTCAAACTTTTGGTTTGTTAGGACAAGGTTCAGAAGCTAACACTGGTATGACTAACATGCTGAGACAAAATCAGCAAGCTCAAAATCAAAGAAAGAGATATAAAACTGTTAAGGAAGAAATTAGAACACAAAAATTTGTATATGATTTCATATTTTATAAAAATGGTAAGGTAGTACCCACTTTAGATATTGAAGGATTATTCCAAATAGCTACATTTAATTTAACAAAAGAGATAGTAGTAGTTGATGATGATGTTAGTGATGATGATACTACAAAGGATGATGGACCACCACCAAAGAAAGTACCTGAACTATTAGTATTGACTAAGGCTGGTGATAATTTAGATGGAACACAACTAACTCAATTTTATTCTGCCGTTGTTAATGGTAATGATGTAAGAAGAATTAACAGTCATACGTTTAAAGGAAAAGCAGGAAGTGCATTTGATATTGTAATTAAATCAAAAGACCCATCAAATGTAAAAATTTCATATTTCGAAATACTAAAAGGAAGAATTGTAGATGAAGATGCTAAGGGATTTGAAAGAGTAAATGCCGAAGAATTAACTTTAGATGTAACTGAACCAACAACTCTTTTAATAAACTTTGAAAAAGTAGTACCAATATTAGTACCATCAGTAACGATAAGTCCAACCAGCTTTAGATATAATATAGCAGCTCCACAAAAATTAAATTTAGGATATGATTCTAAAAATACTGATAAGGTAACTTTTAAATTAAACAAAACAAATAAATCAAGTACGGATGAATCTGGTGTATTTACAATTAGTAATTCAATGTTTACTTCAGGAGTTGGACAATATGTTGGTTATGTTTGCCCTTACAATGATGGATATGGAGATGGGGAAGCTGCAAAATTTATAATTAATGTTGTAAATGAAGTTGAAGTAAAGACACCCGATATTGTTAATATTAATTATCCTGAGATATTAAAGGGGGCTGATTTTAAAGGATATGATGTAGATTTCACTGTAGCATACCAATCAGTAAATACAAATTTTGTAAAAATATATGTAGGTGATAAATCAAAACCTTATGGTCAATTTTCACCAACACAATCTGTAGATTTCAATGTACAAAGAATAATAAAACTATTAGGTACAAAAATAAAAGAAGATGATACTGAGTTAAAATTCAACATATTATTACAACCACATAATACATCTACATCAAAAGAAGTAGTTGGTAAATTAGAATCAATACAAATAACATTTGTAAAATCAGATATAGATTTACCAAGAGAAGATGTAGTTGACCAGCTTTGTGATGCATTTGAAATGGATTTAAATTTATTTGATGATGAAACTTCAAAGTATCTTACGCACTTAGCACATTTCGGTGATGGTAAAAATAAACTAATTTCAAATTGGGAAACAGATGATGTAACGTTTAGAAACTTTAAGTATGATGAACTAAGGGATAAATTTTTACCAGAATATACAGATGGTGGATTTAACTCGTTAGTTCTTAAAATGTATGAACCATTAGGTAAAGAGATACAACCTAATCAAGAACTTTGGATTTCTAAAATTATTACACAACCAATAATTGATGAGATTTCTATTGTAGATGATTCAGAAGAATATTGTGTACCACTTAAAGGACCAAACTTTGGTGTAAACGATTGTGGTTCTCCAGCTGATACTGGATTTGAACTTATAGATGAATTAGTAGGTAGTGGTTCTGAATCATCGGCAAAGCTAATAGATACATTTGTATCTTCATCAGGCATCAATACACAAAAACTAAATATAGAATATGTTTCATCATCTTTTGATTTTATAGAAACCGAATATGGATATTCTGTAGATGGAACTGTTAGAGAAGAATATAGATTTGATAATTTTGTACACTTTGGTTCAGCAGAAGAAAGAGCAAGAAACTATTTTTACAAATTATCATTATTAGAAACTTACAAAAATGGTATAGCTACAATAGAAAGTGGTAGTGGTTCATCTACTGGTTCGTTATCTTTACTTAGAGAAAAACAATCATTACAAAAGAAAATAAATGATGTTAAGGCTAACTTTGATGGATTTGAACATTTCTTAACAGATTCGACATCATCATTAGCATTCCCAAAAGAATCAGATGGGGTATCACTTCAATCAACTGGTAGTGGTGATTCGATAGCATGGTATAACACTTTATTGGTATCTTCATCAGCATACGATAAAGATAATGTAGATTATCTATCAAACAATATCCCTCAGTATATTAAGAATGATGAGGAACAAACTGATTATATAATGTTCTTAGATATGATAGGACATCACTTTGATATCCTTTGGACTTATATAACAGCATTAAAGAAAAATATTAAAGTAGAAGAAAAACAAAGAATCGGTATTAGTGATGATATGTTAAAACATATACTGAAAAACTATAGCTGGATACCACATTCTTCTCAATCAACAAAAAGACTATGGGAATATGTTTTAGGATATAGAGATTCTAAACAAACATCTAAACTTGTAAAAAGTGGTAAAGAATATGAAAATACTATTTGGAGAAGAATATTAAATAACTTACCATACTTACTAAAACATAAAGGTACAAGAAGAGGTTTAAGTGCCGTTCTTTCTACATATGGAATTCCATCATCACTTCTTACTATTATGGAGTTTGGTGGACCAAGACAAGATTCAACACAAACATCTACATTTACATTTGATGATAGAACATCAGCAGTACAACTATCAAATGATACTGATGATTCAAAAGTATTAGTTGATTGGAAATTAGAAAATGGTGTATCATCATCACATGCAGTTGAGGTTAGATTCAAAACATCCAATCAACATACCCAATCTTTAATTACTAATGAACCATATTGGAACGTTAAATTAGAACATCAATTTGGAAGTATCGGTAGATTAAACTTTTCATCATCTTTTGGTGAAGTAGTAACAACATCAGGTTCTTTATTTAATGATGAATTTACACAATTCGTAATCAATGTTAATCATCATTCATCATCAGAAAATGGTACATCGGAATCTATTGAGTTAGTTGCTATGCAAGATTTCCAAAGTAGAATTAGAATGCAGTTTAGTTCTTCTACTGATTTTACATCTTCAATAAACGAATTCTTTAGTGGTTCACAATTATCTGTTGGGGATGGATTTACAGGTTCATTAGATGAATTTAGAATTTGGAGTTCATCATTATCATCATCAGTAATAGTAGACCATTCCTTATTTCCTGAAAAAATTAATGGTAATCATATTTCTTCATCTACTGAGGATTTGATGTTAAGATTAGATTTTGAAAAACCTAAAAATTTAGATTCAAACCCATCGATACCAAACGTAGCACCAGATACAGGTTCTAATGGATTGATTAGATATGCATCTGCAGCTACTGCAAGTGGATTTAGTGATAATCCAACATATCCATATCAGTATGAAGTATATGATAGACAAGTAACAGCAAAAGTTCCTTCAATGGGATTCGGACCAGCTGATAAGTTTAGATTTGAATCTGCTGATTTAGTACAAAACCTATCATATAAACAAAGAGCAACTAAGAAAGCATTTGATAGAGCACCATTGGATTCAAATCAGTTAGGTATATTCTTATCACCATCAAAAGAATTAAATATGGATATCATAAAATCATTACCTGATTTTAGTATCGATGATTATATAGGACACGCTGGTGACCAATATAAAGATGATTATCCTGATTTATTAGAATTAAGAAAATATATTTTTGGTAGATATACTTTAAACATATATGAATACATTAATATAATAAAATATATAGATAAATCATTGTTTGAAACAATCAAACAAATGATACCTGCTAGGGTTAAGGTAATGGATGGTTTATTAATAGAACCACACTTATTAGAAAGAAACAAAGAAAGAAGAAGAGAACCAGTTGCTGAATTAATGGAATCTAAAGAAGGTGTTGAGGATATCTCCAGAGGTTCTATAATTTCGGTAACATCATCTGTTGAACAAAAAGATGCTAATTTAGATTTATCTGATACTATTAATTTTGAAGAAACGCTTCCATCTTATGAAACATCGATAAGTGAAACGCAGATAGAGGAACTAAATGTAAACTTTAATAACTACGAAGCTACACTAACAGATACTACGATAACAGAAATTTCTGGTAGTAAAATAGGTTTAGATACTTTAATTTCAGATGCAGCTGCATCTCAATCAAAACAACTTGAAGTTGATGTGTTGAATAGTGAAATTATTGGATTTGACCCAGATGGATTAGCAAAAAATGGATTTGGATTAGGACCAGCAACAAATGGGTTTATTGTTAGAACTACAAGAGATAGTTTTAATAATTACAAAAAAGAAAAACTTAGAGTTTGGGTTGTTAAAAAAGAAAAGAAATTTAAACAAAAAGTACAATTAAATCCATTAGATAGTTCATTAGGTACAATTGTATCAGAATCAGCGGTAAGAACAAAAACAATAGTATCGTTTACCTCACCATCAGGTTCATTAGCAAATTCAGTTGGTAATGTTGACCCAGATGGAACTATAGTACAAGTAACAGCATTGAATGGTTACTTACCAACACATAATAAATTTACCTCAGATTTAACAACTGGTATGGAAAATTTATATTTTAAAGGTTGTAAACAAACACAAGCTACAACCTTAGATGGAACACCACCAGTTGAGGTATTTACTACTAATCCTAATACTCTAAAAGTATCAGATAGTGGTAGAGGAAGTGGTGAACCAATATTAGAGATAGAATAATTTATCTATTTTTTAGAAAAGTTATATTTATATATTGTAAACATATAGGGAATAAACATTATGGCATATTTAGATAACACAGAAATCACAGTAGATGCTATCCTTACCAAAAAAGGTAGAGAGAAGCTAGCAACAGGTGAAGGTCTTAATATTACGAGATTCGCATTAGGGGATGATGAAATTGATTATGGTTTATACGAACCAGCTCATCCAAAGGGTTCTGCATTTTATGATGCAGCTATTAAAGCGATTCCAATCTTAGAGGCATCACCAGATGAAACACAAACATTAAGATATAAATTGGTAACATTACCAAAAGGAACAACTAAGATTCCAAAAGTAGAATTTGGTATTCCTTCTATATCTGTAAATCAAAATAGTGGTGAAGTATCACTAAGTCCAACTACATCACCTGCGGGTAATAGCGCAGCTGGATATACAGTAGTATTAGCAAACAAAAATGCTGGTACAGTTGTAGGTAGTGGATTGGCAGTATCAGCAGGTTCGGTACCTGTATTCTTAGGAGATGAAGTAACAACAACTGCATCAGTAGAATCAGGATTAAAGTTTTCGTTTATTCCTAATCCGAACATTACTGAAACTATAAAAACAACTATTACGGTATATGGTAACGAAACGGGTGGTTCACAAACTATCCCTGTAACGATTACATTTGTTAAAGAATAATAAAGAGGGTAAAAAATTATGGCAGAAATAGCAGGACAACAGGGAGCAGCGTTAACCAATGAGTTAGCACAATACCTACAGAACGCTGATGGTCAAGTTTCTTCTGAGGAGTTAGCAGGTATTATTAATGAATACCTAAGTGGTAATGACCAGCTAAACGCAGATGGAGCAGCAGTAGCATCAGGAATTTACAAAAGGTTCAATGAATTTGACCAAATAACTGGTAAAGTAGAAGTAGTAACTACAGGACTTTGGACAGGTGATACTGGTTCATTAGCAGAACATCACACTGGTTCACAAGCACAATCATCATCAGGTGATTATTTTTATAATATCTTCAATACCGCATCAAATGGTGAAGTACAATACGCAGTAGCATACGGACATATTAGTGGTAGTGGTTCAGTTGCCCTCTCAACTAACGATAACGCTAAGTTCCCTACAAAAGCAACATATATGCAGTATCGTTCTTTACTACTTGGACAAGAAGATTCTCACTTTACATTCGCATCCGCTTCTGGTACGGGCCATAATACCGAAGATTTCTTTGTGATTAATGTAGCAAGAGCAAGATATAAAGAACAATTAGATGCTGGTAACTGGTCACTTAAAGTAAGTGGTTCAAGAGGACACATTACACTTATCGATGATAGTGGTAAGAAGTTCTCAGATACAGTTGGTAAATCTGGTAGAGTATTTGATGTTGTAAGTGGTTCACTTAACTTAGGTTCTTCAGCAGAAGCAACTATAGATAGTAAATATACATCAGGTTCTACAGATGGTAATTCATTCTCAGTAGGACAAGGTTATGGTGTATTTTATCCTGACCAAGGAATCATACTACTTAATCCTGGCGCATTAGAAGCTGAAATAGGTTTCTCAGCACATACAGGTTCAGCGGCATTGAATTACTCAACGACTAGTTCATTGTTTACTGGAGTAGATGCTGATAAGAAAGCACATCACTGGTTGTACGCAGCAATTAAGAACGGAGCAGATTTCGAAGCAAGAAGAACTGAGAATGTATCTACATCACATTATTTTGTTAGAGCAAACAACAGAGAGTTTAACTTCTCTAACAACCCAACATTCGTAAGTGGTTCAGATAACGCATTTGCAGTATCATCGTTTAAGAGAGACCCAAGAGTTTATATTACAACAATTGGATTATTCAATAATGCAAACGAAATGTTAGCAGTAGCTAAAACATCTCAACCGATTGCAAAATCGTTTGATAAAGAAATATTAGTAAAAGTTAAATTAGACTTTTAACCGTAGGCACGCATTTCAAACAAAGTAAGAACCTCATCAAAAGTGAGGTTTTTCTTTTTGTGATATTTATATAAAGGAGTAATATCATATGTTAAAAGAAATTCCAGCAGAAAACGTAAACATTAGACCTATTAGGACTCATAAAACCTATACACATGGTTCGGGTAGTTATGAGATTTACACTGCTCATTCAGCATCAGTAAAAGATGAAGTTATAGTACTGAATACTATACCGGGTGGTGCTTATGATTTAGATACATTCTTTGACCCAATTAATGATGCAAAAACTAATGAATTTTATCAAAGGCAATTATATCAATCAACAAAAGCAAAATATTATCATCCATCAAATAAATTATCACCATTAACAGGCGCAGGGAAACAACATCCACAATTTGCTTATGGTAATCAAAGAGTATTAACTAATCACATAGAGTTATTAGCAGTATCACAATCACAATATGGTGAAGAAATAAAACCAGGTTCGGTAGAATTATTCATACACACACCTAAAGTAGAATCAAAAAGATTAAAGATTGTTGATGATGGATATGGAAATTTGGTTGAAAGTACGAGATGTGCTAAGATTCTTTTATTAAATAATGAAACAGGTGAAATACACTTTGCTGATTTCGATGGAAATGAATATCACGGAACAACTGATTTAACAAACTTTGAAAGTGGTTCGTTAAATGTTTTAACAATAGTTCCAATTGGTGGAGCAGATACGAGAGTAACTGCTATGAACGCTGTATCAATACTTACAATGGATTTTGAGTGTGGTATTATTAGATTTGCTGATGATGATAATCCATTTGGTCTAATTACAAATTGGAGTGCTTATATAGTTGGAAATGTTTTTTATGGTGAAGGCTTATTTGTTTTAAACGATGCTAATTGTACTTCACTACTAAATGGATATGATTTAACATTTAAAGGAACTCATACAATTTATGAGCATGAGTTTTTCTTAGAAGTTGGAGATTGTGAATTTAATTATTCTCAGAACCCAACAGCAGTAACGGTATTTGAAAGTGGTTCTCAAAATTTTACAACAACACCAGTTGTAAGAGGTGAACCAGCTAAAACTGTAAAAATTAGAGATATATACAGTATAGATAGAAAACCATTTTATAGTGGTTCAGTTACATCATCAGTAACTAACGAATATGTTAGTGGTAGTTGGGATGATTATTGGGAATCTGGTTCAACTGATTTGACTGGTTCTTATTTAGCACCATATATAACCACAATTGGTTTATATAATAATGATAACGAAATGATGGCTGTGGCTAAATTACCAAAACCAATTAAAAACTTACCTGACTATCCAGTTAACTTTATAGTTAGAATTGATGTTTAATTAAAAAACTTATATTTATATAAAAGAGGAAAAATATTATGGCTTCAATACTTGATTTATTTAAAGCTTCTGAGTTTTCAAAATTAGGAAAAGACTCAAAAGATAAAACTCCCATCTCATTGGATGGTGGAAAAGATATATCTACAAAACCAAACTTAGAAAAAGCAAGAGGCGGCAAACTGAACTTAAAAAAATACTCTGATTCAGTTGATTACTAAACTTTTTGACTATGCCCACATGGAAATATGAAGGTAAACTGATTACCGAAATTTCCGATATGCCTGAAGATTCAATAGGATTTATATACAAAATCCGAAAGAAAATATCAGGTGAATTTTATATCGGAAGAAAATCTTTGTACGCACACCGAACACTACCACCACTAAAAGGTACAAAGAGAAAAAGAAAGGTAGTAAAAGAATCAAATTGGAAAGATTATCAATCATCACACGCTGAAGTAAAGAAGTGGGATGGTGATGATATCGAAAAATTCATCTTACGATTCTGTAAAACAAAGAAAGCAATGACTTATTATGAGTTAGAAGAACAGATAAAACATAATGTTTTATATGAATCTCATTGCTTTAATGATAATATTTTAGGAAAATTCTTTAGAAAAGATTTGGAAAATTGAAAAATTTTTCGTATATTTACATTGTAAATTGTATATCTTATGCTCTCACAACGAGATAAATCGGTTATAATTAACATTTTGGATGAAATTTTGGGTGTTGGTACATCTCTAAGAGGTAATGAACAAGCACATCACTGTCCATTTTGTCACCATCATAAAAAGAAGTTACAAGTAAACTTAGAAACACAACAATGGCATTGTTGGGTATGTGATGCTAAAGGTAGAAAAATACAAACTCTACTAAAAAGATTACAAGTTGATTCTAAAAAAATCAAAAAAGTTTATGAAATATATGGTGATGATTATATCGTTTCAGCAACACCTACCGATGAAGAAAAGGTAGAACTAAGGTTACCATCAGAATTTAAATCTCTATTGGTAGAACCGAAAGGTTTAAATCCATTATATAGAAAGGTGGTACAATATGCAAAAGATAGAGGTATTACTAAGGAAGATATTATTCGTTATAATATTGGGTATTGTGATGGTGGTATTTACACCAATCGTATTATTATTCCGAGTTATGATAGAGATAATAGACTCAATTACTTCATCGCACGGTCTGTATTCTCTGAGGAAAAGTTTAAATATAAAAATCCGCCGGTATCGAAGAATGTTACAATCTTTGAAAATCAAATCAATTGGCAAAAACCTATTACACTTTGTGAAGGAGTTTTTGATGCGATGAGTATCAAACGAAATGCTATCCCTCTTTTGGGTAAATTTATTCCAAAAACTTTAATGGATAATATCTATAAAAAAGGTGTAAAAGAAATAAAAATATTATTAGATAAAGATGCACAAGACCAAGCTCTTTACTATGTAAACTATTTTATGAATAACGGAATTACAGTTACAAACATCTTACCTACAGAAAAAGATGCCGGTGATATGGGATTTTCAGAAGTCAACAAAATGCTAAAGAAAACAAAGAAAAGTGGATTTGAGGATGTTATATCTCAAAAACTAATGGGTATATGAAGTTTAAAAAAATTATAGGTATTGGTGATAGTTGGACTTTTGGAGAAGGTAGTTCTTTACTATCGAAAGAAGAAAAGAAATTACTTTTAAATGCAAAAGAACAAACAGATGATAATGTTTCCAAACCATATTATGATAGGTGTACACCTGGCTCTTGGGTAGCTCAATTAGCTGAAATGTATGGGTGTGATTATGACATTAAAGCAGTGCCTGGTTGTTCTAATGAAACAATAATGCTTCAATTGGTAAATGTGTTGAATAAGTGTACAGAGGATACGTTGGTTGTTATGATGTGGTCATCTAAATATAGAGATAGGTTATTTTGCTTACCACAACAAAATAAAGATGATACTGGTAGATGGTTGTTTAAAAGTGAAGATATGCTTTTAGATAATGAAATGCACGGATTATTTACTGATGATGGGCATCCAGTATGGAGAGATTTCAAAAAGAAATTTATAACAGAAATGTTTAGTGATGTAATTTTAGATTATTATACAATGTGTTTTAAAATTTATTGTCAATTTCTTTTAGAAGATAAAAATATAAAATATATAATGTGTAATGCATTTGAAGCTCAAAAACCCAAAACTGATTATGAAAATAAAATAGTACCATATGATGTACTAAATAAAAAATATTATTATAAGCCAGAATCAACAATGTTTGATGAACTTAAAAATAGTACTGAGAAAATATGGGAGGGTGATGTTGCTTTTAATGAAAGGGAATATAAAAATGGATTACATCCAAATTATAAAGGATATAAAATAATAGCTGAAAAGTTAAAAGAATTTATTGATGATATTCGAATATAAGGATAAAAAATTTAACACAATAACTTTACAATTTTTAAAAAGACCTTTAGATAAAAGGTATAATACTATAGCTTCTTTACTAAAAAAATATGATAGAGATGATATAGCATATGTTATATGTGATTCTAAAGTATTAGAATGTGTAAAGACTTTAGTAAATACAAAATTATACAAAAAATATGATAAGGTTATTGTACATATGACTGAACTTTATTGGGATGAATTTAACGCAGACTATCCTTTACTTTCTACATTAAAAGATAATATCCATATAATATTTAACTTTTTTTCAAAAGAATCTCCATACAAATTACTAAAAAACACATATACATCAATTGGTTCTTTTGGAGATATTACTGAATTGTACTTAAAAAAATATAATCTTGATAAAAAAGAACCTAAGTATAATCTAATATCTAAGCTTGGTAGACCAAATGAAGAAAGAAATATATTTTGTAAAGGTTTAAGAGATTATAAATCATTTGTATATAGTATAAACGCATTTCAAGAACAATATGGTGAATTTGAAAAAAATTCAATTGAACAAAAATTATTTGAATCAGAAGTAGAATTACACAATAAAGCCAAAAACCATGAGATAGATAATGATTTTAAATCATACACTTTACCAAATGAAGATTTTCAATCGATTTTTTCTTTGGATATTGAAACTAGAACAACACAATATGATAACTGTCATTGGTTAGTAAGTTGTACCGAAAAAACACTTAAATCTTTTATGTTTAAAAGACCATCTATAAATGTGATACAAAAAGAAGCTTATGATTATTTAGAATCATTTGGATTTGAATTTCCAAACTATTTTGGATTAGACCATAAAACACAACAACTGGAAATTTGTAAACGAATATGTGAACTTTCTTTAGAAGAGTGTAAAGAATTTAGTTTACAGTACAAAGATGTATATGAAAGAAATTACCAAAAGCTATTAGACTTTTTGGAACACCACAAAAATAAATTAGAAAATATATTTTATGAGTTATACCATAAATAAAATTTATCACTTAGCAGATTTACATATTAGAAATCTGAAGAGACACAAAGAATACAGAGAAGTATTCAATAAATTCTTAAAACAAGTTAAACAAGATAATATAGAAGATTCTATCATCTATATTGCTGGTGATATTGCTCATGCTAAAACTGAGATGTCACCCGAATTAGTGCAGGAGATTAGTTGGTTTCTAACCGAATGTGCTAAACTGAGAGAGACTGTGTTAATCACAGGTAACCACGATTGTAACTTAAATAATAACTACAGACTAGATGTACTCACACCTATTATCGAAAATCTCTCAAATCCTCGAATTCATTATCTTCGTGATACTGGTGTCTATAATATCCACAATCTTACTTTTGTTGTGTATTCTATATTGGATAACAAGGAAAATTGGCCTAAAGCAGATACCGTTGATGGAGCACATAAAATATGTGTTTTTCACGGACCGGTAAATGATTCAAAAACTGATGTTGGATACATCGTATCTTCTAACTCATTTACTGAAGAAATGTTCGATGGATTTGATATGGCTCTATTGGGAGATATACACAAAAGACAAACTATTGGAGGAGACCATATCGCCTATGCTGGTTCTATGATTCAACAAAATCATGGTGAATCGCTGGATAAGCATGGATACTTGTTGTGGGATGTACCTACTCGTACATTCGAAGAATTTAACATTCCTAATGATTATGGATTCTACACATTAGATGTAGATAATGGAGTTGTTCCTGATGTAACTGATATGCCCAAAAAACCTCGATTGAGAGTTAGGATATCAAATACTGACCCATCCCAAATCAAAAGGGCTTTAACTGAAATCAAAAAGAAATACAAAGTACAAGAGTTTACTGTAACTCGAATGGATACTTTGACTAAACAAAAAATTGGTGATTTCGATACGAACTTAACCATCGGTAATGTTAGGGATGTTGAATTACAAAACGAACTTATCAAAGGATATTTGGAAAGACAATATTTGGCAGATGATGATACGATAGATAAGATTCAGCAAATCAACAGAGATATCAATACAAAACTTACAGATGATGATGTAACTCCTAACATACAATGGATACCACAATCATTTGAGTTTACTAATATGTTCTCCTATGGTGAGGGTAACAAAGTTGATTTTACTAAAACAAAAGGTATCGTTGGTATCTTTGCTCCTAATGCTAGTGGTAAATCAGCACTATTTGATTCCTTATCCTTTTGTATCTACGATAAGACAAGTAGAACATTTATGGCTAAGAACATACTTAATAATCGTAAAACACACTTTAGATGTAAACTACACTTCCAAATAGATGAAGTGGATTACTACATTGAGAGAAGAGCTAAGTTAATTAATCACGGAAGAAATCTAAAAGTAGATGTGGATTTTTGGAGTGATGAGAATGGACATATCACTTCACTTAATGGTGAACAACGAAAGGATACAAACAAATCAATTATACAATACTTAGGTAAGTATGAGGATTTCGTACTTACTACTTTATCACTACAAGGTGATAACGCACTATTCATAGATAAATCACAATCCGAAAGAAAGGAGATATTAGCTCAATTTATGGGAGTAGATATCTTTGATAAACTATATGGATTAGCAAGTGATGAGAATAGGGATAACGCTTCACTTATCAGAAAATTCAAGAGTGATGATTTTACGACCCGACTGGCCGATATCGAAAACGACCTTAAAACTTCTATTGAGGAGTATGGGGAAATGGAGAAAGAACAAGAAACTGCTAAAGGTAAAGAAGAGGATTTACAAAATCAAATTGTAAGATTAAATGAAAAGATTGTAAAGTTAAATGCCGATAGTGGTGTATCGATTGAGGAATTAGAAAAAAGATTAAAAATCCTACAAAAGAAAAAAGATAAGGTAGATACAGATAAGGATTCGATTCAAAACAGAATCACCCAACGAGAAGAACTTCAGATAACGTTAGAGGAGATTTTAGATAAATTTGATGAAGAAGTATTAGAAGAGGGAATGGATTCTCTAAGCGAAGCAAAATTTGATTCTAATAAAATAAAGTCAGAATTAGATAAAGTAGAAATAAAGTTAGATTCTCTATATGAAAGAAAACAACATTTAGATTCACACAAATACAATGAACAATGTGATATCTGTATGGAAAACTCACAAACAATCTTAGAGCAAAAAGAAAAGGTAGATAAAGAATTAGATGAAAAAGAATCAGAAAATAAAGAGCTAAAATCTAAATTATCTGAATTGGAAATTAAAATAGATTCTTTAAAAACTTTAGAGGAAGAATGGAAAAATTTCAATGAAGCTAAAGAAAAAGAAGATAAGATTGATAGAGAGATATCTCAACTTATTAACAAGTTATCAACAATTGAGACCGAAGAATTTAAGAATTCTACACAAATCACTCAACAGGAACAACTTATCGAAGAATATTATAAGAATGAAAAACAGATTAAGAAAAATAAAGAAGTTAGAGATGAGATTGTAGATGTTCGTTCTGATTTAACAAAAATAAAGCAAATAATCAGAAATAATAATACCGATATTCTAAGAATGAATGGTACAATATCTGCTTTACAAAATCAAAAAGAAACAATCGAAGATAGAATTAAAGAAGTAAAAGATTTAGAAGAAACTCATAATCTATTTGAGTATTATCTTAACTCATTGGGTAGAGATGGTGTATCATATGAGTTGATACAAAAAGCATTACCTATGATTGAAGGTGAAGTAAATAACATCTTAGGACAGATTGTTGACTTTGGAATGCAGTTGGAGATGGATGGTAAGAATGTTAACGCATTTATTGTTTACGATGACCAGAAATGGGGATTAGAGATGTGTAGTGGTATGGAGAGGTTCATATCAGGTTTAGCAATTAGAATTGCTCTAATCAATGTCTGTAACCTTCCAAGACCTAACTTCTTAGTAATTGATGAAGGATTTGGTACATTAGATAATGAAAACTTAACATCTCTTTATATGTTATTCGCATATTTAAAAACTCAATTTGATTTTGTTATGATTATATCACATATTGATTCAATGAGAGACGTTGTTGATAGTTTAGTAGAAATAAAAAAAGTGAATGGATTCAGTAATGTTAAATTTTAACAATGTATATTGGAAAAGGGGATTAAATGGTGGTGGAATAAATTGGGTGCGTGATTACCAAAATTATGATTTCCCAAAGGTAAATTCCATAATGGAAATGTGTAGTGGACCTGGCTTTATGGGGTTTCATATAGCTATGAAATATGGAATAAAAGATATTCATCTAATAGATATTTATGAACCAAATAGAGAGTGTATAGAAGAAACAAATAAGCAAAATAACTTAGATGCTAAGTTTTATGTAAGTGATGCTTTTGATAATTATGATGGACCAAAGGTTGATTTTATTTGTTCAAATCCACCACATTTTCCACATAAACCAAAACATACTAATCATAATCCAAGAATATTAGTTGATGAAGATTATAGTTTTCATAAAAAGTTTTTTAGAGATTTAGATAAGTATTTAAATGTTGGTGGGTATTTATTTTTATTAGAAAATATAAATTATGTTTCACCAGATTTCATTTATTCTTTATGTGATAGATTAGAACTAAAACACCAGCAATTTTATAGAAATGGTAGGAAATGGAATAATGATGGAGTGTATTCAGCTATTTTTAAATATCATGCTGATTCATTTAAAAACCCAAAGACAAATTTAATATGAGTATAAGAGTAATCATTACTGGTGGAGCTGGTTTTATAGGTTCTTCTTTTGCTAATTTATGTGTTAGTAAAGGATTAGATGTTTTGGTAGTAGATAAACTAACATACGCTTCCAATGTAGATAGTATTCCAAAGATACCAATTCTAAAAAAAGATATATGTGATGTAACCGCAGAAGATTTAGGTGAGTATGATTTTTTAGTAAACTTTGCAGCTGAATCTCATGTTGATAACTCAATCAAAGATGGTAAACCTTTTGTAAAAACAAATATAGAAGGAACATATAATCTTTTAGAATTAGCTAGAAAAAATCCAAAGTTACAAAAGTTTGTACAAATCAGTACCGATGAAGTTTATGGTGATTTAGATTTATTAGATATTGATGCATCGTTTGAACAAAACTTTTTATATCCATCATCTTACTACTCAGCAACAAAAGCATCGGCTGATATGTTAGTTTATAGTTGTGGACATACGTTTGGATTACCTTATGTTATAACTCGTACTTGTAACAACTTTGGTATTAACCAACATAGTGAAAAGTTTATTCCCACAATCATGCGTTCAATAAAAGAGGATAAACCAATACCTGTATATGGTGATGGTAAACAAATTAGAGAATGGATTTGGGTCGAAGATAATGTTAAAGAAATCTTAAAATTAATGTTATATAAAGAAGGTACTTATAATATTGGTAGTGGTGATACTTTACAAAATATAGATATAGTAGCTCACATAGCATTTCTTTTAGGTAAAGCACCAAAGTATGAATTTGTAGAAGATAGAAAAGGGCATGATAGAAGATATACATTAGATACAGATTTTGAAAAACCAAAAATAACAAAAACGTTATTTGAATATTTAAAAGAACAATTATGATAGGAATTATAGGACAAGGATTTGTTGGTAATGCAATTTATCAAAAATTTAAAAATTACTTCGATGTTTACACTTATGATTTAGATGAAAGCAAAAGAACATCAGGCGAAACAGAAGCTATGTCACAAAATATTGTTTTCGTTTGTTTACCAACACCAATGAATAGTGATGGTAGTTGTAGTACTGAATTAGTTGAATGGACAATTGATAAAATATGTAAATTAAAAAAATGTAAAACTATCGTTGTAAAATCGACAGTATCACCAGGTACTACTGCACGATGGAATTCAAATTACGATATTGATATAGTTTTCAATCCAGAGTTTTTAACTGAAGCTAATGCAGTAGAAGATTTTAATAATCAAAATAGAATTATCTTAGGAGGACCAAGACCATCAACTACAAAATTAAGAAGAATATACTCAAAAGTATTTCCAAAAGCTCATATAATTAAAACAGATTCTACCCACGCTGAAATGGTAAAATATTTGACCAATTCATTTTTGGCAACTAAAGTTTCTTTTGCTAATGAAATATATCAAGTGTGTGAAAAGTTAAATATTGATTACGATAAAGTTGTTGAATATGCAACATTAGATGATAGATTAGGTAAATCACATTGGAATGTACCAGGACCAGATGGTGATTTTGGATTTGGAGGACATTGTTTACCTAAAGACTTATCGGCTCTAATATACTTAGCTATGAATTTAGATACTGAATCGAATGTTTTAAATGCCGTAGAAGAAACCAATGATGTTGTGAGAACAAATAGGGATTGGGAAAATATGAAAGGTAGAGCAGTTGTTTAACAATTCTACTTTTACATATTTATATGTATGGCAGTATTAAAAAAATATTCACCTTTACTAAATTTAGGAAAAGCTAAGGTTTTCATTGATGATAGTTCATCAGATTCCCCTTATTTTAATGTTACTGAGTTAGAAAGAACACTAACTGGTGGTAAGAATGCTTTTTTATTTGAAGGTAGTTCTTTTTTTGTTAAAGGTTCAAAAGTTAGATTTGAAGCTTTAGATGTAAATGGAAACCCATTATATATTGAACCTGGAAAGCAAGGAGATAGAACATTTAGAGAAGGTAACTCTATAGTAATGTCAATTCATGTTTATGATGATACTCCGATAGGAGTTGGTACATTGCGAATACTTGCTGAATTAGAAACATATATAGATGATAGAGGTAGGGAAAGGAAAGTACCTGAAGAATTTAGAGGGATACAAAATGTTAGATGGACTCAACAATTCAAAATCAATCCAAAGATTCCAAATAAAACACAAGTAAGATTTTTTAAAAGACCATCATTTTCTGTTACTGAAATAGAAAAACCACTATTAGTAAAAACAGAAATGACATTGAACAAATCAGGTTCAGTTAGTGGTATACCCGAAGTACCAGATTCAGGTTCTGATTTTTCTACTTGGACAGCTCCATCACAATACAGAATAAAATTAGAAGAAGGAAATAAGTTCACTCAATCAATGGAGGAGAATACAACTCTTCAAATTCCTTCATTGGGATATTCATCTTCAGTATTAGAAGTAATTAATGCAGATGAGATGTTAGTTAGAAAACCCTTTCTTATAAACAATATAGTGCATGAATTCCAACCAGTATCTTATTCATTACAATTTGAATCTGTAGAAGATGCAGTTGTGACTGGTTCAAATGTTACTGCATCATATGCTGAAATAAGATTAGAAAATTTAAAAACATTTACTGGAGATGTAGCTAGAATAAAAATATTTAGGAAGTCAAGAAACGATTTAGGAGATTTTCAAGTTGTACAAGAAAATAAATTAGATGCTACTGAATTATTAAGAGATTTTTCTGTAGAAAATAGAACTGTAATTAATTATGGTAAATTAAGAAGAGAAAATATAGTATCCGAAGCAGGTGATGTTTATTACACAACATCATCGGGTGTAGAAATACATAATGATAAATTAATCAACTCATTAGAAGTAAAAGGAAATCATTCTATAGAATCGAATGGTGCTATTGGTGAGTTTGAAATAGTAAGTGGTTCTGAATATTCATTTGGATTTACAGCAAGATATTCTGGTTCAGGAGAATCAATAAGCACAGATACACTTAGATTTTTGATTGTAACATCATCAAACAATACAACAAACGCATTAGTAACTTCTCAATCTATAGATTTACTTAGTGGTTCTATCGATAGAGACCCAACTGGATTGGGTAATATCCAAAGAATACAAAAGAACTTTTTTGCAAAAACAACTGGTAAATGCCAAATTAGAGTAGAAGCAAATACTGATTCAACTACAGGTAGATTTTTATTTAGTAGGTTATCATTAAAGAATGCTGAAGAATCTTCTTATTCACCTGATGAATATACAGCGATTGTAGATATCCCAAGAAAGAACCCAACAGAACAATTTGATTTTAGGGTAGAGTTTTATGATATAAATAATAACTTCATTCCAATAAAGGTAGAACAAAGTGTACCATTTACAAAAGGTAATCAAGCGTTAGGATTAGAAGCATCAATTAATGTTAAGAATAGTGGTATAGCAGATGCTGGTGATATTTTAAATGTTGAGGGTGGGGTGGTACAGATAGCTAGTACAAATATTCAATCATCAACAATTGCTGGATTAGGAGACCCAACAAACTTCTCACAAGAGTTAGCAGTAGCTACATCATCCTTAGCTCAAGCTACAGCATCACTACAATCTGCTACTGCATCTTTAGGAGCAGATATTTCTGGTTCATTAGCTGCTGGAGCACAATCAGCATCTAATGCAGCTGAATCAGCATCAGCTGCTACATTAATAGCTATTACTGGAAGTGAAAATGCAGTATTGAGTGGTTCATTATCAGCATCCATAGCTATTACTGGAAATCAAAATGCAGTATTAAGTGGTTCGGCATTCGCTACAATAGCTGGAGATAATTCTGTACTTAGTGGTTCGGCATTCGCAGGTAATGCAGCACTATCAGCATCAGTTAGTGGTACAGTAGACCCTTCTACTGGTAAGTTAACAAAAAACCCAACACCAAGTGGGGATGGATTATTTTTGGGAGCAGATAATTTAGGATTTTACGAGTCTGATACATGGAAAACTTATATGTCATCAAGTGGTCAGTTTTTCTTATCTGGTACTGGTGATAATTCTTTAGAATGGACAGGTGAGCAATTACAAATAAAAGGTGATATAACAGCAAGTACAGGTAACATTGGTGGATTTACATTAGATGATAATAAATTAATAGGATTTGTAAATGCTGGTGCTACAAAGGCAGTTCAATTAGATTCTGGTCAATCTGGTGATTGGACTTTTGATGGTGATGATGTTGGTGGATTCTTATTAACCACATCTGGTAGTGGCGCTGTAAATAGTGTAGTAAATAATGCATGGGTAGCCGAACCCAATCAAAAGAAATTTTACTTTAGAGTAGGTAGTGATAACCAATTTATTAAATTCCAACAAAGAGATAGTGCTGGTGGTTTAGAAATAAGTGCATCTAACTTTTCTGTTAGTGGTTCTGTAGTTGAAGCACAATCTGCTTCATTTGAACATGTAAGTATTACATCCAAAGATAATGTATTCTCCGTATCACCAGCGGGTAGGATGATTGCAAATGATGCAGATATTAAGGGGGATATAAGTGCAAGTGGTGGTAGTATTGGTGGATTTACAATTCAAGGTGACCAATTACTTGGTAGTGATTCAGCTCTTATTTTAGATGGTTCAGGTACACCAAAGATAAAATTTGTTTCTTCATCTGTAGATGTTGTAACTTTAAGTTCACAAAATAGTTTATCTCCAATTGTACTATCAGGTGCACCTACAATGTTGGGTTCATCATTTACTTCACAAAATGATAGTGATTTAGAAAGTTTTACTGATTTCTTTGCACACTCATTATCAATTACACAATCACCAACAACGATGACTGAAACTATAACTACAGGTGGTAGTGGTTTAAGATTTCCTGATGCGGGAAATGTATCAGCTGATTTTGATGGTGTTACCGCAACTTTTACTGGTACATTAGACCCACAAACTGCATCTAATCCATTTGTAAGCAGTGTTATGGAATCTTTTAATGGTGTAGTTGGATTCGGGTCAAACAGTTGTAAGATTGGTATAAGAATAAAAAAGAGTGATGGTACAGTCGTATCTTCAACTGAAAGGACATTAAGTACTTCATATGTAGGTGGTGGTCAAGCTATTCATACATTAGGTACATCAGGTAGTCACGCATTTAGTTTGGGAGTAGATTTAGAAGATGGTGAAAATTATTCATTTGAAACTTTTATTAAAGATGGTTCATCTTTTATGTCAGCAACTGCGCAGGGTGTTACACTTTCATCTACATTTAGAACACCTGATATTGGAGCAATTTCAGTAAGTGTACCAACAAGTACCACTATCCAACCATTTACTGAAATAAGTAGAGGAGGATTTCAGGTTGTATCCGATGCAAACCCATCAGCTTTAAAAGTTGTAAAATTACCAGCAGACCAATCAGCAGCTAACGCATTATCTGTATCAGGTTCAATCGAAGCATCGGGTAATATTACAGCATTTGCTTCATCTGATGAAAGATTAAAAGAAAATATTACTACTATACCTGACTCTTTAGAAAAAGTAAAAAATCTTAGAGGTATATTATTTAATTGGAAAGATGGATATACTCCAAAAGTTCACCCATATGGAACAAACAGAGATATTGGGGTGATTGCGCAAGAAATACAAAAAGTATTACCAGAGGTTGTCAAAGAAAATGTACACAATAAATTTCTTGGAGTTAAATACGAAAAGTTAACACCTTTACTTTTAGAAGCAATCAAAGAATTATCAGATAAGATTGAAAACTTAGAAAATAAATTAAAGGATAAATAATGGCATTACCAGCATCAGGTCCGATATCAATGTCAATGATAAATGAGGAGTTGTCTAACTCAGCTACTGCTAAACTTTCATTTCAAGACATAGCAACTTCTTTTGAGTTAAGTGCTCCCAATTACGATGATTCAGTAGCGGGACTTAGTTTGGGTGAATTATATGGAGATTCAGTTGGTTCAAGTGCAACCGCCACATTCGAAGATTTTGGTATTACTGGATTTTCTGTAAACACACAAAACGGAAGTATTACATCTAATCCTGTTGCAACGGGAGGTTCATCTCCTGTACCTTCATTAACTGTTAGTTATGTGAGTTCACCATTTAGCGCAGTTTTAACTAACACTACAAGAACTGCTAATGTTTCATTTACTTGTCCAGCTGAAAGTGCAACTGGGGTAACATATACTAATGCAGGTTCAACAATTAGTGGTACAGTTACTTCTACGCAAGGTGCATATCAATTAGAATATGATGATTGGACTGGTGGGATAGCAAATATTAATCCAAATACAGGTGTTGTAACAATTACACCAGGAAATGATAGTAATACAGGTATAGGAGCAATATCAAACACAACAACATTTTCACAAACATCAAATGCTTCACCAAGTGCGGGGCAAGTTTTCTTTACACCAACATCATTCGGTACAGTTGGAGTTGCAACATCTCAAACAGTTAATTTTACTTTGGGTGTACCTTCTACTAATTTAGATGGTAGTGGAGGACAATATGGAAATGTTGGTGGTACTGTAACTGGTACAAAAACATTTACTCAACAACCAAATGAAACAGTATCACTTAGTGGAGAAGGTGTTGGAACAGACCCGTTACAATGGACATCTAATCAATCAGGTACAAGTGTTAGAAAATCAATTTCAATAGATGTGAATGCAGAAAGTGTTGGTTGGTCAGCAGCTGTTGTACAAGCAGATTCAGATGATAATCCTGGTATGGTTGATTTAGAATTTGAGATATCAACTAATTCAGATGGTAGTGGAGCTAGTTTTTCAATAAGTGGTTTATCAGGCGATGATGTTATATATGCATTCCCTACGGCTTCAAATAGTAGTGTTTCAAAACGATTAGCAGTAGTATCAGTTACAACTGATGCTGGTGCAAATGATACTGTAGGTTTAGAACAATCAGGTCAAGTTACATTCACATCCAATCCATCTCCAGGTAGTGGTGATGAAATGGTATTTACTCATAGTGGTAGTTTATCATCAGGTGATAATACAATTGATTTAACATCAAACTTAGCTTGGAACGCATCTATAACAGGTAGTCAATTTACATTCTACGAAGGTTCAAACTTTAGTAATCTTAACAACAATCCAAAAACTGGCACTGGTAACGAAAATTTCAGTATATTTGCGGCTGGGAATACTGGAGCTAAGAAATTTGGTACATTTGATATAGGTTCTACTACTGCTGGTACAAGTGAACATTTACAATTCAATATTTCACAACAACCTAGACCAGTTGATTCTGGAATCTTTACAAATTTAAGTGGTGCATGGTCTGGTTCATTTGGCTCTTTAGTATTGGTAAGTAGAAACATTACACAAATAGCTAATAATCCATATCATTACTCACCTACATATTTCCCAATAGCAGTTCAAACGAATTATGCTACAACATATTCAGTAAGTGCCAACTCAACGACTTATGGAGCTTTAAGTACAAATTTTGATTCATCTGGTAATGGTGCAGGTTCACAAACATTAACTGGTTTAAGTACAACCACCAGTACTCCTACATCAAATGCACAAACTCAATTTTTCTTTAATTCAAAAACTGAAGCACAGCATGGTTCAACAAGATTAGTAATTTTAACATTCACTTTCCCAAATTCATCTGGAACTGATGAACTCAGAATTAATTTAATTGGTAGTGGGGATGATGGTGGGGATCCTGGCGGACCACCTGAACCATAAAATAATACTTTATGAAACTATTAGTAACAACTGGTTTTGGAAATATCATACAAGGTGGAGCTGATTTATGGACAAATCATTTTATTAACTTAGTACTACCTGAACTATCAGATGATTATTTTATATTTGTAGATGGTAGAAAACCTGTTGGATTTGAAACATCTTTAACAAATTATCATTTTCATTACGATAATCCTAAAAAATCAGAACAACTTTTAGAAGATTGTGAAGAAATCCATTTTTTACATGCGAATTATCACAAAAGAGAACATCTTTGGAAGTATAAAGATAAATGGACTAATATATTTGTACATGCATATTTACCCGATATGTTAAAGTATGGTGATTCTACAAAACAATTCCAAACTAATATAGATACCGAAGCAATTGATGATTTAATGAAGTATTGTAAACAAAGAATTTGGATTGGACTAACAGATTCACAATTATTTACAGATTATCCTAATAATACTATAACAATTCCAAACTTTTATGAATTTAAAAAAGATTTTTTACTACAAAGATTAACAGATTCTAAAATTGGATTTACTTCTCGTATTGAATCTCGTAAAAATATTCACTATATGGATAATCATAGAGGATTTGTTTTAAGTAGTAAATATGATTGGAAAAACATAGTAGAAACTAACCAATATAATTTTAGTGATATTAAATTTTACCAATGGGATATTCAGATTTTAGATTCATTTATGAAAAAGGATTGGAGTATTTCACATTCCTGTCATACAAATGAACCATTTGGATATTCAATCTTCCAAGCCGTTGATTACGGAAAACTTCCAATACTACATTCCGATTGGGGAGATGTAGATTACAAATATAGAGCATCATCAAAAGAAGAGTTTGATTCTATGGTAGAAATCATATGTAGAGATTCTTATGAAGAGCAATTAGATAATTGGATAAGATTATCTGAATGGATGATGAAGTACCACAACAAATGGGCATGGCGAGATAAGGTAAAAAAACTATTCTAATTTTTATCGTTTTCTATATTTTTATATATTTATATACAACACCATAATCTAAACCAAATGTCTTTACTTAATTTAGGTTTAATAGAAAAATACATATCAAACAATCAAGTCAAAAAGAGGGATACTAATGGTAAACCTTTTACTGATATTGCACCTGTTCCATATAGATGGACACATGGAGCAACCGATTTACATTTAGGTGATGGTATGATTATATATTCTACCATACAAATGATGAGAGCAAAGGTATGTGTATGTTTAGGAAGTGGTGGTGGATTTATTCCTCGTATAATGACACAAGCGAGAATAGATTTGCATGACCAAAAAATATTTACAGGTCTAAAACAGATGGAGTGGGGTGATTGTGGTACTACATTCGTAGTTGATGCAGATAACGGAGTAGGAGGGTTTACTGATTGGACGGATAAACGTTCATTCTTTAGGAAAAACTTTGATTGTAGAGTTATCTTAGATACCACCGAAAACGCATTTTATAACTTCTTTGTTAAGGAAGATATAAAGATAGATTACCTACACATAGATGCGGGTCACTCGTATGATGATGTTAAAAATGATTTTACTCTTTACTCAAGTATCTTATCGGATTATGGTGTAATTTCAATCCACGATACAGATGAATCTTTTGAAAAAGAACTCATCATAACGGAAGATGTAAAAGAAAAAAACCATCATGCTCCATTTGATGGACCTAATAAACTCATAAAAGAACTAAAAGAAAGTAACGAATGGGAACTTTTCAATTTCTTCAACAACGGGGTGATGAAAGAAAAACCATCTACAACTGGGTTGACACTGATACAAAGATGCAGGGTTTAAACTTAGTAACAGTAGTTGGGCATAACATCACTATGTTACCACATATGTTGAAATACTATCAGCAATTTGTGGATGAAAAAAATATCTTTATCGTAGTTTATCGACAAGATGAGAACGATGGGATATTAGAGGAAATTGAAAACTTGGGATTGACTCCTTACAAAGTAGTAACTGAACCAAAGTTTCATTGGGAAAAGGTAACTGAACTTTATAATGAAGTAAAGATGACTAAACCAAACGATTGGTGGATTGTATCAGATGATGATGAGATTCAGATTTATCCAAAGCCAATTGAAGAAATGATTGATGAATGTGAAGTAAAAGGATGGGAGTTTATCACAGGTGGATTCTTGGATAGGATTGGAGAGGATGGGAGTTTTCCCATTGTAGATAGCGAAACTAATATATGGGAAGCGTTTCCATATAGTGGTTTTTTTAGGTATCCACTTAGTGGAGCTTGTCCAAATAAAGTGTGTGTAATGAAAGGAAAGATTCAAATAACAAACGGACAGCATTACGCACATATTGATGGAAAGGATGTGTGGGGAGAAGAAGGTGTTAATCACTCTTTAAGATACCCACCTGGTAGAGGTGAAGGATTTGTACAAGTTCATCACTTCAAATGGGATTCAACTGTTTTAGAAAGATTAAAAGAAGTTTCAGAAACAGAAGAAGATTACACTTTTTGGGAAGAATACAAAAAGATGTATAACGCAATCAAAGATAATGATTGGAAAATAGATATCGATAATGTAAAGTTTGGATTGGAAAGACAAATTCCTATTGAAAACGAACATTGGGATTATCAATATTGGAATAGACTAACAAAAGGAATATTAAAAATTTAAAAATTATGGCAAAGAAAGCAGCAAAAGTAGAAGAAGCAAGTATCTCAGCTAATGGTGGAGGTTTTGACCCTTTATTAGAGGAGAGAAAAGTAAAAGCATTAGAAAAGATAGCTAATTCAGTAGATGCACTTACTTTATGGTTTGAAGAAATCGATAAAGAAGAATGGGGACCAAGAATGGAATGGTACTTATCACTTTGGAAAGACAAGTATATAGATAATGAAAAATAAAATTGGTATAGTTGTTCCTTACAGAAATCGTAGAGAACATCTTAACCAATTTATTCCTTCTATATCAAATCATCTTAAAAAGCAGAAGATACCATATGAGATTATTGTGGTAGAGCAAGCTGATGATAAACCTTTCAATAGAGGTAAGTTACTTAACATTGGTGTAGAAAGAGCAAAAAAGTTAAAATGTACCTATGTAGCTCTGCATGATGTGGATATGTTACCTATGGATGTTGATTATTCATATGTAAACAGACCAACTCACCTTGCTACAAACTTTGTATCTAAGGTAGGAGAAAAAAGAATTATCTTCGATTCATATTTCGGAGGAGTTACTTTGTTTCCTATAATGGATTACTACAAAGTAAATGGGTACTCAAATGAATATTGGGGATGGGGATATGAAGATGATGATTTACTATTCAGATGTAAAGAAAACTTTTTTGATTTAAATTTAAAACACCAACCAATTAAAACTTGGAACACCGCTGGTTTAGAATTCAATGGATATGATAGTGAAGTTAAAATACCGATGAAATTTGGTTTGGATAATTACACTATGTTGTTAGAATGCGAACCATACAAAATGGATTTAAGTGAAAATTTAGAAGTAGATGAATATTCTATTTTATCAGTACCTGGTTTTGATACTGGATTTACATTTAATTCATTTAAACGATTTAAGTTTGAAACATTTACATCTAAAAAAGAATGTATAAGTTTAAAATCAACAATCGGTACAGAAAGAAGAACTACACTTATGGTAGTTGTAGACCAGTATAATAAGTTTGTAAAACTATATCAAGATGGTGAGTTAATTGATGAAGCTACATTTGAAGGTAGATTGCTACCATACCACAATCAAAAGTATTTTTACTTAGGTAGGCCTGGTCCAAACTCACAAAATGGAAGAAGGTTTTTTAATGGTTTAATAAATCAAGTAGCAATTTGGAATCATTCATTAGAGCCGGGTCAAGTAGAATCCATATATAATAACTTAGGTATTGGTGTAACCGAAGGATTTGATGGATACACCACACCACATTGTTTAGAATGTGCATATGATGCTAAAGCATCTACATATCACAAACTAATTGAACTTACTGGTAATGGTTCAAATGGTAAAATACACCATTGTAATAGAATATCAACTCCACATATTGAAGATTATCAAGAGATAACAATTCCGTGGCGAAGAAACTCTAAATTTGAATTGTTACATCACGACGATAATGGATTCTATGAAAACAAATGGATTTATACAGAAACTCGTAAAAACCAACTTAGATTTTATAATAAAGTGCTAAAAGGTAAAACTAATTGGAGAAGGGATGGAATAGATTCATTAAAATTCAAAACTATAAGTGATAACAAATTAACATTTGGTACTGATTATGGAAATCAGAAAGTTAACTATATAACAGTAGAATTATGAAAAAACAAAAACAGATAGTAGGATTTACGGCTGGTAATTTTGATTTAATTCATCCGGGTTACATTTACACATTCGAAGCAGCAAAAGAACATTGTGATAAGTTCATAGTGTTTTTACATAGAGACCCATCCGAACATAGAAAATCAAAATATAAACCTGTAATTCCTATACATGAAAGATATCGTACATTGATGGCTATAAGATATATAGATGAAGTTTATGTATATCAAACAGAAAAAGAGCTAAGACGTTTAATAGAGTTTTTTAAACCTGATATAAGAATCTTAGGTGAAGATTACATTGGTAAATCATTTACTGGTGATGACTTACCACCAAAGATTGTTTATACAACTCGAGCACATGGTTGGTCAACAACTAAGATGAAGGATATGATTTCTATGCAAACAATCAAACAAAATCCACAAGTATTAAAAGATGCAAAACACTTTGATAGAAAATTAGAAATGGATTAAGTATGGGATTGGAAAACAAATGGGATGAGATAGATGAAAAGTTACAATTTATTCACAGAAATTTGGATATATGTTGTCAAGATTTGTGTGAAGGGCAAGAATCAAAATATAAGTTAGAAGAAGTAATGCAATTATTAGTAGATATTAGAGAATCTAAATGAAATTAGGAGTTTGTGTACCATATAGAAATAGAGAAGCTCACTTAAAAGAGTTTGTGCCAAAAGTCGGAGCATATTTGGAGTCTAAAGGTATAGATTATTGTATGTACTTTGCTCATCAAGTAGATGATAAGTTATTTAATAGAGGAGCAACAAAAAATGTAGCTGCAAAACATGCATTCGAAGATGGTTGTGATTATATCGTTTGGCACGATATCGATATGATACCAGAAGAAGGAACTGATTATTCTTTTCCTGAAAAAACACCTATTCATATAGCAACTCATATATCACAAATGAACTATGAACTAAAATATCAGGAATATTTTGGTGGAGCAGTACTTTTTAACAAAGAACAAGTTGAAAAAACCAACGGATATTCAAATGATTATTGGGATTGGGGTATGGAAGATGATGATTTGTTTTGGAGATGTTATTTAGAAGGATATGCTAATGTGAGAGAAGTAGAAATTGGTAAACAAAACTTTTTAAGATTCAATGGTACTAATTCAAAGGTAACAATCCCAGTAGATAGAGGTATTGCACACCTCACATCAAAATCTCATACAGTTTCAGTATTGGTAAAGGCAAATCAACAAGAAGAAAAAGTTCCAATATGGTTAGTTGGTGATTGGGATAGAAGATTTTGTGAATATCCTATAATTAGGAGAGCAGGATATGATTGGGGATTGAGTTACAATAACAGTAGAGCATATACATCACTATTATGGAATCATAAAAAAGAAGCTCTATATCAATGGATGAAACGATATGAAAATTATTGGAGTTGGATAACATTATCAATTGATACTGAAAACAATAAAATACATTTTTATCTAAATGGTACGGAATCTGATGCAAGACATGGACATGGAACTCATTCACCACTTAGTTTTGATGGTAAGTTAAAAAGGTATGGTTCTATGCCATTCACGTTAGGACACACAACTTCTGTTGGTGAAAGAGATGCTAGTAGATTCTTTAAAGGTGATATAGCAAAGGTAATGTTATGGGATAGAAATTTAAAAGATGATGAAATAAAACAATTAACAAATAATATTCCATCCGATGGTTTAAAACTTCACTATGAATTTGAAAATGGTGAAGCAAAGGATATTAGTGGTAATAGTTATGATGGTGAAGTGGAAACAATAACTACTGGAGAAGAAATAATCAAATTATCACAACCACCAATTCCACATCGAAGAAAGGGGAGAATGTTTTGTCTACACCATAAAGATGAAGGATTGATATCAGATAATAAAGGACAAGATAGGTGGGCTAAAGGAGAAACTACAGCAAGAAATGAAAGAAGATATGTTTTGGAAATGCAGCAAGGTAAGTGGGATTACAAATCTGATGGTATCAAGCAGCTAAAATATGAGTTGGTTAGTATAGAGGAAATCAACCCTAAAGCAAAAATGATAAATGTAAAGTTTTAATATGTATTAATATATGTCAACAGATAATAATTGGAATCATCACGAAAATAAACATTTCGTATCCACAAAAAACAAATTAGATAAAGTTGGATGTGGATTTTGTTTAGCAAAATGGACACAGGTTACAATACAAATGCAAACTGGTCATACACATTCGTGCCACCATCCTAAAACACATAAAATACCTGTAAGGGAGATTCAAAGAAATCCATCCGCACTTCACAATACTTCATTTAAGAAAAGAAGAAGGAAAGAAATGCTTGAAGGTAAAAGACCTAAAGAGTGCGATTATTGTTGGAATGTAGAAGATAATTCAAATCAATTTTCAGATAGAGTTTTTAAATCAAATGAAAGTTGGTCTTTACCTCATATGGATGAAATAGCAACATCAGACTGGAGAGCTGATTATAATCCAAAATATGTAGAGGTAGCATTCTCTCACACTTGTAATTTTAAATGTTCTTATTGTGGACCTGCATATTCAACAACTTGGCAACAAGAAGTTGAAAAGTTTGGAGGTTATCCAACCTCAGATGATTTTAATTCTAAACAAAGACATATTGATGAAGATAAGTGGCCTCAAAAACAAACTGAACATAATCCATATGTAGAAGCATTTTGGAAATGGTGGCCAGATTTATATAGAGATTTACATACATTTAGAATTACTGGTGGTGAACCATTACTATCAAAAGATACATGGAAAGTATTAGATTATATAATAGAAGAACCAAACCCAAATAAAAACTTACAATTAGCAATAAATTCTAATTTAGGTATTGATGATAAATTGGTTGATAGATTTATCGATAAAATAAATAAAATTTCTGATGAAGATAGAGTTAAAGAATTTATCATATTTACATCAGTTGATACTTGGGGTAAACAAGCTGAGTACATAAGGACTGGTTTAGAATTTAATAGATTTTGGGATAATTTAAATAAAATTCTTACTAAGTGTCCAAGAGTTAATATTACGGTAATGGGAACATACGGACTTCTTTCTGTTCCAAATTATATAAAACTTATAGATGGTATTTATGATTTAAAACAAGAGTATGGAACATCAGATAGATATTGGGCATCAGCTGTATTTTTAGATTCATCATACCTAAGATATCCTTGGCATCAAAGTGTACAATTACTACAAGATAAAAAATGGAAAGATACTGTATTAGAACAATCCAAACTTATGTTCTTTCAAGGAGTTCCAATTTTTGACCATAACTACATTGGATACTCAGATATAGAGATACAAAAAGTAAAAAGGATATATGATTGGATGAACGCTGATGTAGACCCTAAGCATCTTAAAATGTCAATGCAAAATTTTTATAGATATTTTAATGCTCATGATATGAGAAGAAATACAAACTTTTTAGAAACTTTTCCTGAATTGGAAGATTTTTACCATAAATGTAAATCACTATGTTAAAGATATTACACAAAAGACCTTGGTTCATTACAAATAATAATAGTTATAGATTTACTGATACAAATGTTTGGGAATCTACACAAAAAGATTTTACTTTTTATGTAGAATTTCAAATGGATGAAATAAATACAGGAGATACTCATTGTATTTTTTGTAGACCAGGTAAACATATGGGTGTATTTGCTAAAAATAGAAATATGTTCACTTGGGATTTTTGGGATGTGATTGATGGTAAATCTAATTTTAATGATATATCATTTTATGTTGGTAAAGAAAACTTATATAAAAGATATGTTATGATTATAAGTCATGATTCAATATCAAAAAGATTTAAAGCAAAATTAACTTGTTTAGATGATGATAAAACATTTTCCAAAGAAATAGACTATATTGGTGGGTTGCATGATTATAGCGATACCCCATTTAACTTTGGAATAGCAAACTATGAACATGATTTAACAGATGAACACAAAGCTATTTGCCAATATACATTGTGGAGAGCTGGATTATTTGATAAACTTTATACATTTCAAAGAATTGAAGATTTTTTAGAAAGAAATAAAGATGTAAAAAGAAATCTTGTAAAACCTTTAGCAAATTCCATATTTTTGATAAACACAAATGAATTAACAAAGTATAAGGCATACGATAATAGTGGAAATTGTTTTAATTTAGAAATAAACATTGGATTAATTAAAAAAATATATGATGTTGAGCCTTGGAGAACATTAGATGTAAATATTTTAGGAGATGAAAAAACATTTATTTGAAATATTGTGTCCTGATGGATACGTTAAGAATGGTTTTGATAAAACAAAACTAAAAACTTTATTTGCAAACAGTATGATTGTAAATTATGATGAGAATACATTTACAAAAGAACATATTGATACTACAGATTGTAAAAAAACTACAATGAGGGACTTTTCTAAGTTTCACCTTAGTGAATGTGTATTTAAAATTGTAATTGATAAAGATTGTAGACTATCTAACTTAGCAGATAGTACGATAAGTTTGTTAAGAGATTCGATAGAAAATGGAAATATTGAATTTATTTTAGAGAATCCAAACAATATAAAACTAACATCAGAAGAATATGAAATTTTAAAACAATTAAAATATGAAATATGATAAAATCTTAATAACAGGTGGAGCTGGATACTTAGGTTCAGTAATTACACAATCGTTTTTCAGTAGAGGGATGGTTGAAAAGCTTGTTATTTATGATAATTTAATGTATAATCAAACATCATCGATGAATTTTTCACATCAAAAGAACTTTGAGTTTGTATATGGTGATGTTAGAGATAAAAAATTATTAAAAAAGTACGTTGAAGAAGCTGATATTATCATTCCACTAGCAGCAATCGTTGGATTTCCTGCTTGTGAAAGGGATAAAGAGCTCGCAACTGCGGTGAACTATGAACATGTGAGATACATTTGTGAACTAATTAAGGATACGGATAAAAAAATTATCTATCCTAACACAAATAGTGGTTATGGAATAGGAGAGAGCGGTATTTGTACCGAAGATAGCCCACTAAACCCGATATCTCATTATGGGATTACCAAAGTAAACGCTGAAAAGGAAGTTTTGAGTGTTGGTGGTATATCTTTAAGACTGGCAACGGTCTTTGGTTCATCGATGAGAATGAGGATGGACTTATTGGTAAATGAATTTGTGTATAAAGCACTGACTGATAAGTACATCACCATTTTTGAAAAAGATTTCGTAAGAAATTACATACACATTAGAGATGTATCACACACTTTTATGTTTATGTTAGAAAGATATGGTAAATATAGTGGAGAAACCTTCAATGTGGGGTTATCAGAAGCTAATTTATCAAAAGAGCAATTAGTAGAACTTATAAAAACATATGTTCCTGATTTTGCAATCACATATTCTGATTATTATAAAGACCCAGATAAAAGAAACTATACAGTTAGTAATGAAAAGTTAGAAAATACTGGATGGAGACCAATATATGAGTTAGAAGATGGTATAGTTGAGTTAATAAAAGCTTACTCAGTACTAATTTCAGATTTGAGTTCAAAATATAGGAACGGATTCCCTTTAGGTTATGGCAATAGGACGTAGTATATATTATAAAGAAAGAAGCTGGAACGATTTCCACATTTATTCATCAGAAGTTTTGACTGGTGGACTAAAAATCATACAACCATCGGTTTATCACGAACATAGAGGTGAAATATCCACCACATATCATTCAGATTACTATGATAGGTTGATTCCTGTAGAGGAAAGAGAAAAAGGAGTCAAATTTAAACATGATAGGTACTCAAAATCAGAAGAAGGTGTACTAAGAGGTTTACATTGGGATGATAAGACTTGGAAAATGGTGTCTTGTTTACATGGTAAGATATATTTGGTAGTTTTGGATGTAAGAGATGGTAATACAACTAAAAATCCACAATATGGTAGTTGGGAAACTTACATTTTATCACCATCCACACAAACGCAGGTACTAATACCACCAGGTTTTGCTAATGGACACTATGTAATGGAAAAAAACTCTATATTCTCTTACAAATTAGCATATGATGGTGAGTTTGTAGATGTAGATAAGCAAAAAACAATAAAATGGAATAGTAAGAAGTTCAATATAGAGTGGCCTTGTACTAATCCGATAATTTCAAAAAGAGATGCAAATGGAAAAAATTCTTAATTTAGATTATCACGAAGATAGATGGGTTGATGGTAATTGGTCTGAGCAAGATTTAATTGATTTTGAAGATGATATTATAAAACATTGGGAGAATGGAGAAATCAGAGGACCTATTCATTTATCTCATGGTAATGAGAAGCAATTGATAAAAGTATTTAATAAAATAGGAGTTGATGATTGGGTATTTTCAACTTGGAGGTCTCATTATCATGCTTTATTACATGGAGTAGACCCATCTACACTAAAAGAAAAAATTTTAGATGGAAAATCTATTACAATAATAGATAAAGATTCTAAATTCTACTCTTCAGCAATTGTAACTGGTATATTACCAATAGCATTGGGTGTTGCTAAAGCAGCGAAGATGCAAAATAGTAAAAATAAAATTTGGTGCTTTATAGGGGATATGACTTTTGAAACAGGTATCTTTTATGAAGTTCATAAGTATGCTAGAAATTATGATTTACCACTTTATTTTATAGTTGAAGATAATGGTGTAAGTACTAACACACCTACATTAGATACATGGGGTAATAAGCAGAGAGAAATACCAGAAGATGTAATCTATTACAAATATAATTCAAAATATCCACATTATGGAACAGGAAAATGGGTAGTATTTTAAATTTTGTTTTTGAAAAAAATACAAGTGATATAAATGGGGAGCATTTTTGCTTAGGAGGCCCTTTAAAAAATAGAATCGAAAATAATTATTCTATAACATCAAATTTACAATTGAAAGATGGTTATAAGAATATACTATTTTACGAAGTTGAGCATCCAGAAGAATTTTTAGATTATATTTTATCAAAAAAAGAAATTACATCTTTATTAGATAGAGATGATTTTAAAATAGCGTACATGCGTACTGCAGACCCAACTAATGAAAAGTTTTACGATGATAATTATGATATTATCCAAGAAAAATTAAATAATAAAGTTATTTTTATGGATACTAATATGAGATTGGATTCAAAAGCTTTTGTGTTCAACTTTTTCTTAGAAGAATCTGCTAAAAATTATAATGAAATTTTTTATGGGCATGATAAATTTCAAGAAGAATTAAAATATTCAAATGAACCCATATTAATTGATGAGTTAGATACTTTCAGAAACAATAAATTTTTATGTTTTAACAGAACGTTGGAAAAGTATCATAGATACAGATTATTTTTAGATTGGAATCAAAATAATTTTGATGATTCGTTATTTTCATTTCTAAATGTTTATAAAACTGTTGGATATGATATTAGAGAACTTACTGAAAAATATGGTCAAGATTATTGTGATAATTTAGAAAAAAAACTACCAATTGAAATTGATACTCATCATATAAAAAGAGATGGTAAGCTAGTTGAATGGGATAGAACACATAATAACTTCAAAAAAGAGTTATTTTTAGATTCGTGCATAAATATCGTAACTGAAACTTCTTTTGAATTAGAAGAATTGTTTATATCAGAAAAAGTAGTTAAACCATTGGTAGGATTCCAACCTTTTATAGTATTAGGTCCATATGGATATTTAAAAGAACTAAAAAGATTAGGATTTAAAACATTTGATTTTATATGGGATGAAAGTTACGATGATGAGGTTGATTTTGAAAAACGCTACGATAAAGTATTAAAATTAATATTAAGTATTAATAAAAAGGATATAAGTGAGGTTAATGAAATGTATAAATTAGCAAAAGATATATGTATATATAATCACAATCATTTTAAATCCTTAAAGGAAGAAAGTATATATAGAATATTTAAACAAATAGAAAATGAATGGTAAAAAAGTTTTAATAACAGGTGCCAATGGATTGGTTGGTAATTATATGGTTCAAAAATGTATCGATAGGGGTGCATTTGTAACTGCGGTTGATATTGTTCAACCAAACAATCAAATAGAAAAATATAAAGATGAAAACTATCAGTTCATAAACGCTGATTTAAGAGAGTTTAAAAGTTGTAGAAGAGTTGTAGAAGGACAAGATATAATCTTTCATATAGCTGGTGTCAAAGGTTCTCCTAAGAGGGCTATGGAACAACCTGCTGATTACTTTGTACCGATGTTACAATTCAATACCAATATGATGGAAGCGGCTCGATTAGAAGATGTTGAGTGGTATGTTTACACATCCACAGTTGGAGTTTATCAACCCGCTGAGGTATTCTACGAAGATGATGTATGGAAAACATTCCCATCAGAAAAAGATAAGTATGCTGGATGGGCAAAGAGATTAGGTGAATTACAAGCTGAAGTGTATTCAGTATCATTCGATTGGAATAAGGCATCAGTTGTAAGACCAGCAAACATTTATGGTAGACACGATAACTTCGGACCAGAATCAACAGTAATCGCATCACTTATCAAAAGATTATTTGGTGAAAAAGAACATCCACTAATTTGTTGGGGAGATGGTTCACCAATCAGAGATTTTATTTATGCTGGTGATGTTGCTGATGGAATCATAAAAGCATACGAACAAAAATTAACACAACCAATCAACTTAGGTAGTGGTACTGGTGTTACCATTAGAGAACTTGCTGAAACTCTTGTAGATATATACGAAGAAATGTACGGAGTAAAAGTTGGTATCGAGTGGGATAGTACAAAACCAAATGGAGATGCTAAAAGATTGATGAGTACAGAAAGAGCAGAATCTTTCGGTGTAGTTCAACAAGTATCTCTAAGAGAAGGATTAAAAGAAACAATTGATTATTATTTAAATGAATTTACAAAATGAAAAAAACAGATAAAATATTAGTTACAGGCGCAAGTGGATTTATAGGTTCACGATTAATTAAGATGTTATACGAATTAGGTTACACAAACCTAAGAGCAACATCTTGGAGTAGAGATTTAAGAAATGATTTCGAAGGATGTGAAAATATAGAACACATTAAAGGTAATTTACAAGATGCAGATTTTTGTGAAGTTGTATCTAAAGATTGTGATGTTGTAATCCATGCGGCTGCAAACACATCTAATGCATTAGATACTAGATTTAATCCATTACTTCATGTTACACCAAATATAGAAATGAATGTGAATCTTATGGAGCAATCTTGGAAACATAAGGTAAGAAAATTTATATTCATATCTTCAAATACAACATATCCTGATATGGGAGATGTTCCTTGTACAGAAGATATGGAAGTACAAACACCAGATATTGTACCAGTTTACAAAGCAGTAGGTTGGATGAAAAGATATTGTGAAACTCTTTGTGATTTCTTTTCAAATCAGATTCACGACCCAATGCAGTGTATAATCATCAGACCTTCAAATGCATATGGACCGAATGATAAGTATGATTTCGAAAAATGTCATGTAACTCCAGCTAACATTAGGAAAGTTGCTGATGGTTTAAATCCAATTCCACTTTGGGGTGATGGTACTGAAGTAAGAGATGTGATTCATGTAGATGATATGGTACTTGGGTTTATTACAGTTGCTGAAAAAGTTGATACATATGATATTTACAATGTATCTTATGGTAAAGGATATACAGTTATGGAAGTTCTTAATAAAATTAAAGAAATCGAAGGTAACGATAATCCTATTGAGTTTGTAAACAATAAAGCTCCTATGATACCTGTAAGATTGTTAGATAATAAAAAACTTAGAGATTTAGGATGGACACCTAGCTACGATTTAGATAGTGGATTGAAAGATGCACTAAGATGGTACAAAGAAAACAAAGACCAATTTGACCCAAATTCTAAACCATAATGATTAGAAATATTGTATTTGGTGGGTGCTCTTATACTTGGGGTCAAAGTTTACATCTTTTTGATGACAGTGATGTAGACCCATCCTCACCAGGTACACATGGATTTGATGAAAACTCAGTCCGTTCTTGGGATTACCAAAAAATTATAGATAGGAGATTTGCAACTATAGTAAGTAATTACTTTGGTAGAAAATCAAAGGTTGATATAAACAATGGTGGTAGTACATGGAGTATTCATGCACACGTTTTAAAAGCTATTGATACTCTTACAGATTTAGTAATAATACAAACAACTAACTTTACAAGAAATATGACTGATGGTAGAAATTTATCTATGGAAACACAAGTCAGTATGTATAAAGAAATTTTGGATTATTGTAATGGAAAAAATATACCTATTAGATTTTTACATTGGGATTGGCCAGAAGATATGATAGAAATACCAAGTGAAATCAAAAATATAAGTATGAAGTTTGATGGCAAATATAGTTTTTTTGACATGACACTTAAAGATGAATATATAGTTGATAGTAAAGATAGGCATTTTAATTTTAGAACACATAAAATTATAGCAAATCGAATCATAGATAACATAGAAGAATTGGGTTTGTTAAAACAACCAAAATATGATTAAAGGACAGGTATATACTCAAAACTTATACACAGAAGAAGAGCTTTTGAAAAATCATGTGTGTATGATACCATTTAAACATATGGAAATGTTTAAAGATAAAGCTACATTATGTTGTGGTACATGGTTAAAAAAAGAGTTAGTATATCCTAAAGATGAAAATGGTAAATATGATTATGATGTTTGGAATAGTGAAGCTGCGCAAGAGATAAGGCAATCTATTTTAGATGGTAAATACACATATTGTGATAAGCAAATATGTCCACATTTAAATTCATTAATTTCAACAGGAATTACTGATAGAGGAATTTTTGTAAAAAGAGATGATACAGATTTTCCTCACTACGATTTTGATAATATAAAAATAGATGATGATTGTTATGTAAAAAATACTCCTGGCTCACTTAATTTTACATTCGATTGGAGTTGTAATTTTAAATGTCCATCTTGTAGAGTAGATACTATAATGGCAAAATCTGATGAAGTAAAAGAAATTGATGGTATTGTTGAATTTATAAATAAAACATATTCAGCAAATTGTAAAAAAATATTAATAACAGGTAGTGGAGACCCATTCGCTTCAAAATCATTTAGAAAATTTTTATTTAATTTTCAACCTTCTCAATGGCCTGAATTAAAAAGTGTACAACTAATTACAAATGGAAAACTTTTTAATGAAAAGAATTGGAACTTAATGAAAGCCATTCAACCATATGTTGATATAGTAGATGTTTCCATAGATGCTGGTACAAAAGATACTTATGAAAACAAAACAAGATTAGGGGGTCATTGGGAAACATTATTAAAAAATCTAAAATTTATATCAACAATAAAAAGTATAAATTTTTTTAGAATTTCATTTGTAGTACAAAATGATAACTATAAAGAAATGGAACTCGCACTGGAGTTGGTATATGATATTTTTAAACATAGAATAACAGATGATATAGATTCCAAAAAAGTAGTTATGTATTTTGGATATATAAATCAATGGCAACATTTAACAGATGAGGATATGATGAGAATGGATGTATCAAATCCAAAACATATAAACCACAAAGATTTTATAAAGTATATTAAAAAAGCTGATAAGTGGAGAGATAGAATACACATTCAATCAAATTGGAATCATCTTTATACAAATATAAAAAATTAATATTATGAGTAAACCAGAATTCACACCATATGTAGATGCACTTACAGAATCAATGAAACTTTGTATGGATGACCCATCTACTATTTTTATTGGACAACAGATAGTTTATTATGGTAACCCAATGAGTAAAACAATTGAAGGATTACCAAAGGAAAGGATGATTGAGACACCAGTAATGGAAGAGGTACAAATGGGAATGACTGTAGGTCTTAGTATGACAGGTCATAGAGTAGTTTCATTTTATCCAAGATGGGATTTTTTAATCTGCGCAGCAAATCAATTAATAAATCACTTAGATAAATTAGAGGCAATGTCTGATGGTGAGTGGAAACCAAATGTAATTGTTAGAGTTGGTAAGGGAAGTGATAAACCATTAGACCCTGGTCATCAACATAAAGCAGATTATACCGATGCATTTGAACAGATGGTAACAAACTCAACAATTGTAAAATTAGATTCACCTGATAAGATTTTACCAGCATACAAAAATGCATTATCAAAAGGTGGAATACACATATTAGTAGAATACCCAGAGTTATATTATGAAGCTTAAAGATATAGTATTTTTAGAAGATTATTTTTTTGGAAAACAATTAGGTATTAATTGTATGGATTTTAATAAATCAAGTTATTTTAACAAAACTGATTTTTTTAAAAACCAATTTGATTATATAGATAATTTTGTTAGACAAAATGAACAAACACAACCCCAATGTTATCAGAGTAACATAGGTTATTTTGAAGATAACTTTGAGATAATACCTACTTTTGATTTTTTAGAAAATCCAAATCAAAGAGAAGATACTTTATATTTTTATCAGATTAACATATATTCATGGCCTGCGGATTCTTTTGATAACGATAGTGTATTTAACAAAATACCATATAAAATTATTGAACACCTAAAATACAATCCAAATGTATATTTAATTATAAATGCTAGTTCTGAAGGATACTTACCTTATGAAAGTTTTAACAATCTAAATAATTGGTTATTAGAAAAGGAGCTAAAATTAGATAAAACTTTTTTGATACATGCAAATTACAGAATTTCAGAATATGCCTTAGATTATAAAGAAAAATATGGAACTGATAAGTGTGTTAATGTTATCCCATATTTATGGTCCATTCCATTTTTTCATAATAAATTACATTACGATAATTTTCCAAATGAAACTTTGTATAAGCAAAATTTTAATGTAGGTAGAAAAAAATCATTTAATTTATTGACTAGAGAACAAAAACCTCATAGAACACAACTTTTATGTGACTTACACTATTTAGATTTAATAGAAAATAATAATGTATCATATGACTTTTATCTACATGAAGGTTACGAAGATGTAAATCATATAAAAAACAATTGGATTAAAATGGAACAATGGTTTGAGCAGGATAGTCCTAAGTTTCAAAGGTATTGGAAAATACTAGAAGATTTAATTGAAAAAGCTCCTAAAAAAACAATAGATTATGAAAGACTTTGGGATGTTAGAGGAGAAGGTATGGAAACTGATATTCCATATAAAGATACGCTATTTACAGTAGTAGCTGAATCCTTCTTTTATGAGACGGAGAGAATAGGATATGTTTCTGAAAAAGTTATAAAACCAATATTACATCAACATCCATTTATAGTTCTATCAACAAGTGGAACTTTAACTTGGTTACACAATATGGGTTTTAAAACATTTGGTGAAACTGGTTATGTTGATGAAACTTACGATTGTGAAGAGGATCCTGAAAAAAGATATAAAATGGTTTTGAAAGAAATAATAAATTTATCACAACTAACAACTGAACAAAGAGAAACGTTTATGTACAATTGTAAAGAAATCATAGAGCATAATTACAATCACCTTAAAAACTTTGATATGGTTAAATACAACAGAAATTTGATGTGGTATTTTCAAAAAGCAAGAACTAATTTGGATTTCCTATTATGAATTTAGTATTTACTTATGTATTTGATGATTTATTTATAAACTCTTTTGATTTTTCAAAATTATCCTCTCTTAGTAAAAGTTTAGATAGTGAAACTTTGTGGGAGATGGCTTATGAAGAAAATATTGGTATTGAAGGTATAGCTACTTGGGTTTACAATCCTGCAAGAAATACTAAATGGACTACAAAGCATTTATTCTTTTATGATATTTTTGATGATAATAATATAGTATTAGATAAATACAAAGATGAACCACTATTTTATCAAATAGATATGTTTGGTGGAAGTGATTTATCTTTTCCTGGCGATAATAGAAATACAACTATTGATTTAATTCCATATAGAGTTATAGATGCACTTAAAAAAAATAAAAACTTTGTGATTCACATAGATTATTGTTGGGAAGGTATTATAGAACAAATACCTTTAAAAATGTTACATACAAAATTACATGAATATAATATACCAACTAAAAAATGTATATTTTCATTTGCTGGATATAATCAAAAAGAGTGGTATGATACTTTTTGTAAAAAATTTAATATCTCTCAAAAAATAAAATTTAATCATAATCATTGGGTTTGGAAAACAAAAGGAGAAGAATACTCTAAATATAAAAAAGCAAAAGAGTTTCATAAAGTTCATTTGGATTATAAGATTGAACCAAAAAAATATGATTTTAATTGTCTAAATCGTAGATTAAGAACACATCGCTTGTATATTTTAGCAAAGCTAAATCAATTAAACTTAATAGATAATAATATTGTTACATATGATTTTACTATAAATGATAACCAAAAACATTTAAAGGAAATTCCAAATATACACGAAAATGAATTATTAGATTTTACAGAACTTAAAAAATACATTTTAGATTTACAAATAAATAATGATAAGAAGTTTTATGATTTTGAAGATTTAGAATCTCTATATGGTATAATGTATGAAGATGCTAGTGTTTATGAGGATTCAATGTTTAGTTTTATATCAGAAACATCATTTTTAGAAGATGAATTTTACATATCAGAAAAGGTAGTAAAGGCACTTGGACAGAATCATCCATTTATTGTATTTGGTAATTTTGGAACTTTAAAAGAATTGAAAAGAATGGGATTTGAAACATTTGAACCATTCATAGATGAATCGTATGATTTAGAACCAAATATACAAAAAAGAATGGATATGGTATTTGATGAGGTAATTAAGCTTGTAAATAAAACAGAAGAAGAAAAATTAATTTGGATGAAAAATATAAAACCAATATTAGAAAAAAACTATAAAGTTTTATTAAATTTATTTTATAACTACAAAATATCAAAAAGAGAGAATCAAAATAATCTAAAAAGATTAGCTTCTAACTATTTAATATAGTATGATAAACTGGATTAAAAAAAAATATAAAGATTGGAAAATGGAAAGACTCTATAAAAAGCGTATAAAAGAGCTTAAAAAGAGAGACCCGTTTGTTTACAAAAAATAATCCCCTTTCTTATAATCTTATATTTATATACTGATAGGGTGTATTTATGAGTCAACTAAGCAATTTCTTAGCAGAACAGATTCTTATGGAAGAATCTAAAATCAAAAAGACTGTGGTGGTCTATGTTGGTAGATTCCAACCCATGCACAAAGGACACTTCAAAACATTCCAACACCTTCAGAAAAAGTTTGGAAAAAAAGATGTGTACATAGGTACATCAAACAAAACAGAAAAAGGTCGTTCACCTTTTAACTTCAAAGAAAAAGTAAAAATAATGACAACGATGTTTGGAATACCAAAATCCAAAATCGTACAAGTCAAAAATCCATACAATCCACAAGAAGTTCTAAAAAGATTTAACAAAGATACTACGGCATTTGTAACTGTTGTAGGGCAAAAAGATGCTAGTAGATTATCACACAAATACTTTCAGAAGTATGATGGTAAGCCAACCGAAGGATATGAAGATAGAGGATACCTTTATGTAGCACCGATGCAGGGTGGAGCAATAAGTGGTACTGAAGTTAGACAAGGATTATCAATGGGTTCGGATGACCAGAAAGAAAAGTTCTTCAAAGATAGGGCGTATGGTAAGTTTAACAAAACTATATTCCAAATGGTATCTGATAAACTTAGTGAAGGTTTATTTGTACCAAAAGAAACTATAGAAGAATATATGATGGAAATATCTACTGGTGGTCTAAATGGATTAGATGTAGATGATGGACCAAACTTCTTTATACCAAATTATAAAACATTCAGAAGAGTAGCAGCTGATAGAGCAGCTAAATTAGGATACACCGTAGTTAATATGATTGGTGATGAGAAGTTTGAAGATTACTATGAACATCCCGAATATCCCGATGGACCACAAACAGCAGTATCATATTTCCCAGCTGGTGTAATTGGTACGATGACTCCAAACAACCAAGTTGATATCTACTCAAGTGGTGCATACTCTAATTGGTATAAGCATGTTACTCGTAAAGCTGCTATGGTAGGATACGATGTAATCAAAAAGTTAGATATAGAAAAGGATGATAAGGAACAATCAACCGATGATGCAAAAGGAGCTAAGGATTTAGAGAAAGAGTTTGAAGCATCACTAACTGAGATGATTAAGTTACCTGTAAAGGTTGGTGATACTATTCTAATGGGTAGATTCAAAAACAAAAAGGTAGTGATTAAAACAATCGGTAAAGATGAGCATGGGATGCCAACTATCAATGGTAAAAAAGTTGTAACTTTTCGACTAATGAAAGAAGGATTCAAAGTTGAATTAGAAGAAAGTTGTGATAGACCAATGAAGGGTGAAACCGAACAACAATTTAGAACAAGATGTTTTGGGGTGAATCCATTAGCACAACCACCTAAAGGTTTGATGAAAATGGGTGAGGAGGAATTAGATGAAAGAAGTAAAGGTAAACTAAGACCTGCAGATTTACTTAGAAGAAAAGCAGCGATGGCTGGTAAAAGAGCCGCTATAGCAAGAAGAAGAGCAAGAACGATGAAGAGAAGAAAACCTCTTGCTAAACTTAAAAAGATTGCATACAAAAAAGCATACCTTCAAGTCTATGATGAGTTTATGAAAGATTTATTTCCTGGTAAAAAGAAATCAGATTTATCAATCCAACAAGCTAAAGTAGTTCATAAAAATGTATTAAGAAAAAAAGGAAGAGTTAGAAAAAGAGCAAAGTTCAGATTTTTACCAGCGTTAAGAGCAAAAGAAGCAGATAAGTTTGATGGTAAGGAAGCAGCAAGAATCCCAAGAAAAAAAGGACAACATAGACAATCATCTTCACATTCTGATTTATATACTGATGAGAATCCAAAAGGAACAATCAAAGGATTAAAATTCGCAACAGTAAAAGATGCACAAAAATCTGTAAGTAAGATTAAGAGTAGTGGTAAATCCCATGCACACAAAATCCAAGCTGCTGTAGCTATGGAACAAAGAGCTAAAGAGATGGGTAAAAAATCACAAGCTGCAGTTTATAGAGCATACATCAATAAGATGAAAAAGAAAACCAAAGCTAAGAATGAAACTTTGGGTTATCCTTCAAAAGAAGATATGAAGGTTATTAAGAAAAGATTAACAAAAGCAAGAAACAATACCGATTCAAATCAAGAGTATCAGTATGACCCAATTAATGAAGTTAATGATTTCTTTTATATGGATTTTAAAAAGTATGTTTATAAAAACAGAGGAAAAATAAATAAACTATTTAAAGGATTATCACCTGAAAAGAAAAAAGAATATTTAGAAAGATTATATGTAAAACTTTTTAAATCACCAACTTATAGAATGGCTGATAAAGATATCAAAGGTAAGGGTGGTGAATTACACAACAAACTTAAAAAGGATAGAGTTGTTAAAGAAGAGATGATAATGGAAGGAGGAGCTTATGGTCATATGAATCACCCATTTGATTCGGAAGTTAATCTTACATTTGGACAATTAAAAGATATTGTAAACAGAGCGCTTGATGGTACATTAGAAAATACAAGAGAAAAAACTGATGGACAAGCATTAGCTATCAGTTGGAGAGATAACCGATTGGTTGCTGCTCGTAATAAAGGACACCTTAAAAATAAAGGGGAGAATGCTTTAGATATAAAGGGAGTATCGGATAAGTTTCAAGGTAGAGGAGGATTGAGTGATGCATATAACTTTGCTATGAGAGATTTATCTAAAGCTATCTCTTCGTTATCAGAAAAACAAAGAGAAAAGGTTTTCAAAGGTGGAGCTTGTTTTATGAACTTAGAGGTAATCTATCCAACATCTGTTAATGTAGTACCTTATGGACAAGCACTCTTAGTATTCCACGGAACAATGGAGTATAATGAAGAGGGTGTAGCTATTGGTGAGAATCAAGGAGCTGCTAGAGTGTTAGCTGGTATGATTAAACAAGTCAATCAAAATGTTCAATCATCATATACAATAGAAGGACCGCCGGTTGTTAAATTACCAAAATCGCAAGACCTTTCTAAAAAGAAATCTGTATATAGTGGTAAAATAAAAAGATTACAAAAGAAATATAATCTTAAAGATACAGATGGTGTAGCAGAATATCACCAAGCTTTTTGGGAAAACTATGTAGATAAAAAATCACCTACTACATTAGATAACAAAACCAAAATGGGATTAGTTAAAAGATGGGCTTTCTTTGATAAGAAATTTAGGTTAGATAGAAAAAACATAGTTGATGCTAAAACTTTAGATTGGGCAAAGAAAACTGATAAAGAAAAACATAGTAAAATAGCTAAAGATAATATTAGACCATTTGAGGATATTTTCTTAGGTTTAGGTGCAGAAGTGTTACAATTTGTAAGTTCCGCATTGACTGTCAATCCTGACAAAGCTATTAGAGATATGAAAAAGAAATTGGATAAAACAATCAAAGATGTAAGAAAATCTGGTGATGAAAAGAAAATCCAAAAACTAAAATTAGAACTTCAAAGATTAAACTCTATCGGAGGGGCTAAAAAGATAGTACCAAATGAGGGTATTGTATTTACTTACAATGGAAAGACTTTCAAACTTACAGGTACATTTGCACCTCTTAATCAAATATTAGGTATATTTTTCTAAAAATGTTAGCTAGAAACCTTATTGATTTCGTAGCGCCACATATGAACAACAACCCACACATAACTTTGGGTGGTTCTGTTGGTATCTACTATATGAAAGATGAATTAGATAAACGTAACTCAACAGATGTTGATTTGTTTTATGTGAGCGATATACACAAAACAAAATTTTATGAAAGTGTTAAAAATACTAAATCATTTGAAATTTTAAATTTAGGAAGGCGAGGTTATTATAAAGATATAATTGTAGTTGGAAAAAAAGAACATAAATTTAAAATATTAGAAAGTGAATGGAAAATACTAATTGATGAGTTTGGTAATAGATATAATTTAAATTTTACAAAATTAGATAAACTAACATCGGTAAAAGTATTTGATTACAAAAACTACAGAATAGGTATTTCATTAGCAGAAGATGTTATTTATTGTAAACAAGTACATGCTCAATTAAAATCTTTAGAAAGTACTTTAATATAAATTGTTATGTTTTTACAATTTAGTGATATTTATATATACATATATAATATGTTAAAATAGTATGGCAAAAGAATTCAAAAGAAAATTTATGCACCCAACTCGTAGAAAACTATCCGATATGGTTAGAACGGGTGGTGAATTTGATAAAAATACAACTGTTGGTTGGACTTCTAAAAAAGAAGATAGAAAAGTAGGTGATGTTTGGGAAGATGAACATTACAGATATGAAAAGAAAGAGGGTTATACTTTAAAAACAGGTAAAAACTCAGAAACTTTTCAAGAAATTAGAAAGTATTTAGCAGAGCAAAATAATTGTAAAGGTACAGATTGTAAGCATGTTGGTGAATTCGGACCAAATAATAAAAAATTAATTCGTAAAACTGGATTTTGTATTTCTTGTAATAAAGAGATGGAAAGAGAACTTAGAATAAATGGTATTTTTGAGGATTACGAAAAATACAAAATGTTTTCAAATGCTATGGCAGATGGTATATTAAGACTAGACCAGATTGAAGAAGATATCAAAAATTTAAAACAAACATATGAACAAATTAATGAGGAAGGTGAAGTTATTGAAACTTACACTCTTCCAAAACCTGTAGATGAGATGAAAGCAGAAATGCGTGAGTTTGTTGAGAAGAGTAAAATAGAGTTGGAAGATATAAAACAAAAAAGAGAAGAATGCTTCCAACGAATAAAAGATAAAAATTATGAGCACATTCTTTAGTATATTAAGAAAGTATTTTAAAGAAATACTAATCTTAGGATTAATAGTTGTAATTCTATTAATGAGAGCATGTAGTGGAGATTCATCCACAGAACCAAAAGATATAGTTAAGGTAGATGGAAAAGATTATGAATTGTTAGAACAAAAGATAGATACAGTATTTATTGAAAAGACAATCGAAGTTCCAAAGTATGTACCTAAGTATATTACAAAAGTAGAAACGATTACTGTAGAAGTTCCAGCTGATGTTGATTCTTTAAAAGTAGTAGAAGATTACTACGCAAAATATATTGTAAAAGATACTTTAAATCTAACATATGATTTTGGACCTGAAATAACAATTGATTCAATTGGAACAAAACCGAATCCATCTTTAGGATTTGGATATCTTACAGATACAATATCACAAAATAAAATTCTAAGTAGAAAAATAGAATGGAACTTTCAGATTCCAACAATCTACAATACAAAGATAGTAAAAGAGTTACCCAAAAGACAATTCTATTACGGAGTTGGCGCTGATTTCAATAAAACCGATTTTATACAAAGTGCAAAATTTGGTATTTTATATAAAGACAAGAAGGATAAAATATTTGGATTAAATTTAGGTGTACTAAATGCAAATAATAATGTAACTCCTTATGTTGGCGGTTCACTATATTGGAAATTATCATTTAAGAAAAAGAAATAGATGGCATCCTTAAAGGAGATTATCAAAATTGAATATCAGAAATGTGCATCAGACCCGATTCACTTTATGAAAAAGTACTGCTATATTCAGCACCCAGTTAGAGGGAAGATACCTTTTCATTTATTTGAATTTCAAGAAAGAACTCTTACACAATTTGATGAGAATAGATATAACATAGTTCTTAAATCAAGACAAACTGGTATATCAACATTAGTAGCGGGATTTTCTCTTTGGAAAATGTTATTTAATTCTGATTTCAATATTTTAATTATAGCAACTAAACAAGAAGTAGCTAAAAACTTAGTTACTAAGGTAAGATATATGAATGATAACTTACCATCGTGGTTAAAACAAACAGCTATAGAAGATAATAAACTATCTCTTAGATATTCAAATGGTTCTCAGATAAAAGCAACATCAGCAGCTGGTGATGCTGGTCGTTCTGAAGCACTATCCTTATTAGTATTTGATGAGGCAGCATTCATTGATAAGATTGAAGATATATGGGTATCAGCACAATCTACCTTATCTACTGGTGGTAGTGCAGTTATCCTTTCAACACCAAATGGTGTAGGAAATTTCTTTCATAAGACATGGGTAGGAGCCGAAGAAGAGGAAAATGGATTTAATACAATCCGTTTACATTGGAGTGTACATCCTGAAAGAGACCAAACTTGGAGAGATGAACAAGAAAAACTATTAGGACCAAAAGGAGCGGCTCAAGAATGTGATTGTGATTTCGTTTCCTCTGGTGATACAGTGATTGACCCTCAACTCCTTATGTTTTACAAAGAAACACATATACAAGAACCAATTGAAAAGACTGGATTTGATGGAAACCTATGGAAATGGGAATATCCTGATTACAACAAAAGTTATATGGTAGTAGCTGATGTAGCTAGAGGAGATTCAACAGATTACTCTGCTTGTCACGTCTTTGATGTTGAACAAGCTTCACAAGTAGCTGAGTACAAAGGAAAATTGGAAACAAAAGACTTTGGAAACTTTTTAGTTGCATTAGCAACAGAGTACAATAACGCATTATTAGTAGTTGAAAACGCAAATATAGGTTGGGCAGTAATCCAACAGATAATTGATAGAGCATATCCTAACTTATTTTATATGAGTAAGGATTTAAAATATGTAGATGTAGAAAATCAGATGACAAATAAATACCGAAGAGAAGAAAGAGGTATGGTAGCTGGTTTTAGTACTACATCTAAGACAAGACCTCTGATTATATCTAAATTAGATGATTACTTCAGAGAAAAATCTTGTATGGTTCGTTCATCACGCCTTATAGATGAATTATTTACATTTATATGGAGTGGTAATAGAGCTGAAGCAATGAAAGGTTATAATGATGATTTAACTATGTCATTCGCAATCGGATTGTGGGTTAGAGATACCGCTTTGAGATTAAGACAGGAAGGTATTGATTTAACAAAACAAGCTTTAGGTAGTATTGGACAACAAACGCATGGACAAGGAGTTTATGGTGGTGGAAGTACTGTAGATGGAAACCCTTGGACACAAAGAGTTGGTGATACCGATGAGGATTTGACTTGGTTAATTAGGTAATAATGAAAAATTATATATTTATAGTGTAAGGAGTTAATTATGGACAATATTACAAAAGCATTATATTCTAATCACATTAATATTATCAGAAATGAAGCCGAAGAGGTTGAAGAGTATGATGTAGTGAACGAACAAGACATTTCAGAGCTTATAGAATTTTTAAAACATTACAAACCTGATGTAAATGAAGCTGAGTATCAAGGTAGAAAGGTAAAATTAGGTAAACCAACAAGAGGTGATGTAGCAAAATTCAAAGTTTATGTAAAAAATCCGAAAGGTAACGTGGTAAAAGTTAATTTCGGTCACAAAGGTAAGGGTGGTGAGAAAACAATGAGAATTAAAAAATCAGACCCAGCCCGAAGAAAAGCATTCAGAGCAAGACACAACTGTGATAATCCTGGTCCAAGACATAAGGCTAGGTATTGGAGTTGTAGAGCTTGGTAATAAAGGTTATATAATTAAATTAAAACAAAATGGCAGATACTTCATTTTTCGGTAGATTAAGAAAACTATTCGCTACACAAGCAGTCGTTAGAGTCGATGCTAAAGGTAGAAGAAAAGTTTCTGATGTCGATATGAGACAAAAAACAAACTTATCTCATCTAAGAGACCGATACACAAAATTACAAAAAGGATTTTACGAATCAGCAGGTGCAGCCCAATCAATGGCATATCAACAAGTTCGTAGAGAATTATTCAGAGATTATGATGCTATGGATAATGACCCTATTTTGGCATCAGCATTAGATATATACGCTGATGAATCAACACTAAAGAATGAATATGGTGATATTCTTACAGTTCGTTCAACAAATGAACAAGTACAACAGATTCTAAACAACTTATTCTACGATGTACTAAATATTGAATTCAATCTTTGGCCTTGGGTAAGAAATATGTGTAAGTATGGAGATTTCTTCCTTTCATTGGAGATGGCTGAGGGTAAAGGTATTGTAAATGTATCTCCACTATCTGTTTACAATACAGAAAGATTAGAAAATACAGACCCTAACAATCCAAACTTTGTAAAATTCCACGTAGAAGATGATTCATTAGGTAAAGTGGATTATGATAACTTCGAAGTAGCACATTTTAGATTATTAGCTGATACAAACTTCTTACCATATGGTAAAGCTATGATTGAAAATGGTAGAAGATTATGGAAACAATTATCTCTGATGGAAGATGCTATGTTGATTCATAGAATTATGAGAGCACCTGAAAAGAGAGTGTTCAAAATTGATATAGGTAACATCCCACCAAACGAAGTAGATAACTATATGCAAAGAATCATCAACAAAATGAAGAAGATTCCATTTGTTGACCAAAATACAGGTGATTACAACCTAAAGTATAATATACAAAACCTTACAGAAGATTTTTACTTACCAGTCAGAGGTGGTGATAGTGGTACTAATATTGAAAACCTATCAGGTTTAGAGTTTAGTAACATTGAAGATATTGATTATCTTAAAAATAAACTATTTGCAGCTCTTAAAATACCAAAAGCTTATTTAGGATACGAAGAGCAGGTTAATGGTAAAGCAACATTAGCAGCTGAAGATGTTAGATTCGCAAGAACAATCGAAAGAATCCAAAGAATTGTAATTTCTGAGTTAACAAAAATTGCAATCGTTCATTTATACTCACAAGGTATTCAAGATGCAGAGTTAACTAACTTTGAATTAGGATTGGTTAACCCATCAATGATATATGAGCAAGAAAAAGTAAATCTTTGGAGTGAAAAGATTAGATTAGCACAAGACATTCAAGGTTTAAATATGTTATCCAAAGAATGGGTATATGATAATATCTTTAAATTGAGTAGAGGTGAATCTGATAAACAAAGAGAAACAATGATTGAAGATTTAAAAGATAGATACAGATTCCGTTCAATCGAAGATGAGGGTAGTGACCCAGCTAAAGAAGATGAAGAGCCAGTTGATGTAGAAGAATCTTTGGAAAATCTTAAAAATGAGTTGAAAGATAAAGGTGGTAGACCGAGAGAAGGTAATACTTATAAGAAAGATAAACATCCTTATGGTAGAGACCCTCTTGGGGACGAAGAACGTAAAAATGCGTTAAAGAAGGAAACCAGGTTATCATCCGATAAAATTAAGAGTATAGTTAATGGTGTTTCATCAAAACGAAAGTTTCTTCAAGAGACAGATATGTTGGATGAAAATAACATTATAGAGGAATAAATTCTCTTTAATAAATATTTTTATATTTATATTAGAGATTTAGTATTCTATCAAATTAGGAAGTAAAATGAAAAAAATTAAACATAGTAAGTTTAAGAACACTGGAATTTTGTTTGAACTATTAGTCAGACAAATTACTTTTGAGGTCTTAAATGGTGATAATAACGAAAAAGCACAAAAAATTCTCAAAGAATTTTATAGTAATAGGACTGAGTTAGGTAAAGAACTCAGATTGTATCAAATGCTATCCGAAGAAAAGTACAAATCAGAGGGAAGAGCAGAAAAATTTATTGATACTATTTTAGAAGCAAGAAAAAGAATTGATTTAAAGAAGTTAACTAAAGAAAAATACAATTTAGTTAAAAAAATCCAAGAATCTTTTGATATTAATCAATTTTTATCATCACCAATTACAAATTATAAGGTGATGGCTTCCATTTATAAGATATTTGAATCTCAAAACAAAGAAAACTACGATGTAAAAGATGTATTTAATTCTAAATATACTATTGTAGAAGGTTTAATAGGTGGTGAATTAGAAAATAAAGCACAACTTGTTGAAGATAAAACAATTTCTGAGTTTAAAACTCAGAATAAAGAAGAAAGATTCTTAACATATAAAGTATTGTTAGAAACTTTCAACAAAAAACATCAAAAATTAAATGAATCTCAAAAAGCATTGTTAAAAAATTACATTAACAATGTAAGTAATACTTCCAAATTTACAGAATACTATACTCAACAACTCAAAGAAGTGGTTACTCAGTTGGTAAAACAACATAAAGAGGTCAAAGATAAGGTTACAAAAATAAAGTTAAAAGAAACTATCAATGTTTTGAAAAAAACAAAAATTGGTAGGGTAGTTTCAGACAATCAGGTTTCTGCTATGATGATAGCATATGAATTGATTAGTGAAATAAAAAATGTTAGAAACAAAGCTTAAAGAATATATTCGTAATCTTGTCGAAGAGATGGATGAGGATTTAGATGAAATCACAACAACCGCAAATATAGATGGTTTCGATACTCCTTACGCTTTTCTAAACAAAAAATCCAAAAAAGATAAAGAAAAAAGAAAAAGGATAGCTACTCAAATGGGTTATAGAATTGTTGGTGAGGGTAAGAAGATAAAAAGACCTGTAAATAGATGGTTAGAGTTAAAAAATGATGAAACAAAAACTCCCAACCATAAGTTAGCTTTGGGATTAAAAGAATTAAAATATCAATTAGCCGAAGTTGAGATGTTTTTTAGATGGTACAATAAGATTCGTTCTATGAATGAGTTAAACAAAGACAAGTATTGGAAAAGAACAAATACTCATATTTATAAGATAAAGGAAAGGTTAATTAATATAGTTAACAGTATAAAGGAATTAGACCAATGAAAATAACAAAGGAAAGATTAAAAGAAATCATCAAAGATGTATTGAGAGAAGAAACTGAATATCAGAAGTTTTTTGCAAAAGCACTAAAAAAATCTGGTAAATCAATTCCTCAAATGTCTGATGAAGAGAAAAAAGCATTTTTTAACAAAATCGATGCTGCTTGGAAAGGCAAAGGCGAAAAGAAAGAAAGTTAAAAAATGAAAATAGATAAGTTGAAACAAATTGTTAAAGAAGAAATTCTAATCCACAAATATGGTGGAATTTCTTTAGTCAATGAAGAGGTAACTAACGAAGATGAAGATAAGATTCGTAAGATTATCAGACAAGAAGTTTCAGCAATATTTTTTGAATTATTTAAAAAACGTAGAAGTTGGGGAGCATAATGAAAAATTTACTTATAGAAACTCATTTATTCGAAGGTAAAATAAACGAAGATTCATCAGGTAGAACTATCGTAAAAGGAATCTTACAGAGAGCTGAAGCGCCTAACCAAAACGAAAGGGTTTATCCTAAAGAAATTCTAATGAGAGAAGCTAAGAAATATGAAACTCTCATAAAAGAAAGAAGAGCGTTGGGTGAGTTAGACCATCCAGAATCTTCTGTAATAAATTTAAAGAACGTATCACACAACATTAGAGAAATTCATTGGGAAAATGATGATTTGATGGGAACTGTTGAAATACTACCAACGCCATCTGGTAACATTCTTAAAGAATTGTTAAAAGCTGGCATTCTATTAGGTATCTCATCAAGAGGTATGGGTTCAGTAGAACCAAGAAATGGTGGTGGTGTAACTGTTGGTGATGATTTTGAACTAATAGGTTGGGATTTTGTATCCAACCCGTCTACACATGGTGCATTTATGACTCCGATGAACGAATCAAAACAACTTAAAGTTAATGAAGTTTGTGGAGATTATTGTAAAGCACACGATTTAATAAGAGAAATAATAACAGAATTATCATGATAAAATTAGGTGGATTAATAGATTTAAAACCAATTACTGAAGCAGATGTTTTTACTGCTACCAGTAAAGAAACAGGTACAACTTCTGTATTTAAATCAAAAGCAGCAAGAGATGCTGCAATAAAAGCAGGTACTCACGAAAAAAGAAAAGATGATAAGGATGGTGCAGTTAAAGACCCAACCGATAAACCTAAAGTAAATATTTTTGATAAACCAAAAAAAGATAAGGCAGCGAAGGGAGGTGACTCTTCTGCCGGTGAAAAAGATAAACCTAAGAAAGCTAAGTTTAAAGATTTTAAAAGAGATATCGAATCAACAATGAAAGATATGGGATTCTCATCAGCTGATTTGGGTGGAATGGAAGGTACTGAAGATTTTGAAGATTCGGATGGTAATTATATGCAAATTTCTAAAGGTAAATTATTTGATGACCCTAATAAATTTGCCGTATTTGGTGGAAAAGTTGATGATATGGATAATGCTCGTGCTGATAATCATTACAAATCATTCAATAGTAAAGAAGATGCAGTAGCATACGCAAAAGAGTTAGGACAAAAACTTAAAGGTGAAAAAGATAAAGAAGAACCTAAAGATAGTGGACCACAAAAAGATTCGACTGGTGGTAGAGCAGGAAACATTGAAGTAAACAAAGCAGTTCGTAGTAAAATAAAAAGAATCGGAATTAGTCCAAAGAACTTAGGTAAAGAAGAATATCAAAGAAGAATGGGTCAAGCAGCAGTAGAAGCATTAACAGATTCAAACTTCCATTCTGAAGCAAGAAAATTAATCGCAATGTTAGAAGATAATCCTGATTTTGCTAAAGACCCAAGAAAAGACCCTAATATGCCAGATATCATGTCACCTGAATATGATAAATGGAGAAAGAATAGTGTATATGGTTCTTCATATTATGATTCATCACCTGGTACTGATGAGATAGGACAATTTGCTTCTCAAGAAGCTTCTTATGATGGTAGAGATGCATTAGATGCTATCGCATTTGATTTAAAAGTAAATGGAAGTAAAGATTTAGCATTAAAAATGCAATCAATTTTTGATGATACTAATGAATCTTCAATGAGATTAAGTAAAATGTTACCTGAGGGTAGACCTGATAGAAACCTTATCAGAATGGCGAAAGCTCAGAATGGAAACATAAAGCAAGACTTTGAAGAAATGATGGATTTACTAAATGCTGGTGAAAACAATGATGCATTAAATCACATTGAAGATGCTATTTCAAGATTAGAAGATTTACATAAGGTAGTAAAAAGGAAAAGTTAAGATGATAAAGTTAAAAGATATTATCGAACAAAAAAAAGTATTAGAAGAGTTAGGACTTAACGAAGGACCTTCTACTGAAGAAAAAAGAATTGCTATGTTGGCTGTTAGAAAACAAGCTAAATATAGAACTGTAAGTTTAGAACAAGCAATACAAGACCAAATTAACGCTCTGATGGATTTACAAAGAGATGTTAAGAGAGGTAAAAAAATAAAATAACAGAAAAGAAAGAGGAGTTAATAATGTTAGAAGATAAAGAATTAAGAGGATATTTAGGAGCCGCTACAGTATTTTTACTTGTAATGGGTCTACTATTATTTTTAGCATTTTTTGAAATACCAGAAACTAATAACGATATATTTAAAGTAATCGTTGGTATGTTAGTTGGTTCATTATCAGTTGTTATCTATACTTTTATAGGTAAGAATCCTGAAGAGGTAGAATCACTAAAAGCTAGGAATGAGGCATTGGAAGATAAAGTATCCGCTATGGTTATCGAAAAAGATAAGTTAGAGAAACTATTAAGAGATGTTCAAACTGAAGTCATAGATAAATTATCTATTACAGGTGAGAAGTTTAAGTTTCAAAACACAACTAAAAAATAAAAGAGAGATATGAAACTAAGAGATATACTTAAAGAATCAGAGGATAGGGGATTATCTAACGAAGTTAAAAAACACTTCTTAGAAATCGTTTCTACATACAACAAATATCAAGAATCAATGGATAGAAAATCTGATATCATTGAAGTTGCTGAAACTTTGGGTGGTATCACAGAAGCTGCAAGAGAACTTGCTCTAAGAGAAGCTGATGATTGGTTTGATAAGCATACTATAAAAAGAAATATGAGTGAACTAACTAAGTTAGGTTCTCAATTTGATAAAGTTGCTAAGGAAGCAAGAAACTTAGACCAAAGAATGAATACTCTATACGAAGATATGGGGAACATTCTTTCAAGATACTACAAAATCGGTGAGATTACTGAAGATGAAATGAGAGAAAGATTAGGTATCAAAGAATCTAAAGGAGATTGTGGATGTGGATGTGGAGGAACTACACCAGGTGGATGTGGAGATACAATCAAAGAAGAATCAGTAAAAGTTTCAAGTAGAAATGCTGATGGTTCTATAACTACTACAATCAAAGAAGAATCAGAAGAGTTACTACAAGCTTTGAAAGATAAATTATCTGATGAGGGTGGAGCAGCTGGATTCAAAGATTTACAAGATAAAGCAAAGGAAATGGGAGTTGAATTGACTGCTGATATGTTAAAAGATATGGATGGTATATCTCAACATAGAGATGGTGATTATATTTTGGATGGATTCGCATCAGATGCACAACGAAGAGCTGCATTTGCTAGTGGATACAAAGCTAAAGGTAAAAAAGGTAAGAAGAAGAAAATGAAAGAAGGTGTGATGAAAACAATTCATATGATGGCAAAACGAGCAAAAGATAATAAAGATTTTGTAAAAATGTTTAGAAAAGAATTCGGAAGTCAATTTCTTAAAACTGGACCTAAAGCTGATGCTATGATTGTAAAAATGTACAAAGATACTATTGGTGAAATAAATACCTTAGAAGAATTTGGAAATAAAGTTACACCATTGATTGAAAAAAATGTTCCAACACAACCATCTAAATGGGCATACTATAAAGCGCAAGCTAAAAAGAAGTTTGATGTATATCCTTCAGCTTACGCCAACGGATGGGCTGCTAAAAAGTACAAAGCCGCTGGTGGTGGTTGGAAAAAAGGATAACAAATGGCTAAAGTAGAAACAGAAAGATTTTTTGGTAAAAAGGGTATTATCATTATGATTCGTGATGGTAATAAAATGGTTTCTGCTATATTCAAAGATAAGAAGAACGCTGATAAGTTCAATAGAAACAAACCAGCTGATGTTAAAAAACTTCTACAACTTGCTAAAAAAACAAAATTTCCAAAAGCTATAGATGAAGGACCAAAAAGATACAATCAAAAAGATGGTGTCGGTAAATCAAAATATGTAATCTCTTACCATGATGGTAAAAAGAAACACAAAGATGGTAGTGATTTCTTTGATATACAAATTTTCAGAAACAAAAAAGATTTAGCAAAGTTTGTAAACGCTTTACATAGAGGTGGATACAAATATGGATTCGGTGAAGGTATCGGAGAGGATACTGATGTAGGACATCAAGATGATGAACCAAATATGTTAAAATCAACTGCATTAGAGATAATGGAGTATGGTAAAAAACTGATGGATAAGTTAGATAAGTATGATGATATGGAAGGTGAAGTTGATTTTCCTAATTGGTGGCAATCAAAACTTACATTAGCAAGAGATTATGTATCAAAAGCATATCACTATTTAGATTCAGAAGAAAAAACATCAGAAACCATTGATAGAAGTTTTAGAACGTATAGAGATGATGAGGGTGATGATGAAGGGCCAGTAGATGAAGCATTTGTTGTTGCATACGGAAAAGGACCTAAACCTATCAAACCTGCATTCGCAGCTTACGCCGATAAAAAGATGGCTCAAAAGTTTATGGCTGATATGAAGAGAGATGGATTTAAAGTAATGATGACCCAAAAGAAAATCAGAGGTATTGATGAATCTAAAACGAAAGAAAGTAAAGCGGTCCAAGTAATGTCCAAATATTCTAAAACTGAAAAAAAGTTTTATGATAAGATGGCAGAACATGAAAGAAGAATTGGTCCAAGAGATTACAAAAAATTTATTGACAAAGCATTAAGAGGATTTGGAGAAAATCCAAGTAAATACAAAACTGTACCAGATGCAGAGGAAAAACTATATATGTTAACAAAAAAATAAGATGAACTTAACAGATATCCTACATGAATTAGTAAACGAACCACAAAACGAAGATTTGCGTAAGTGGTTTGGTAAAGGTAAGACTGGTTCTTCATCAGGTGGAGGATGGGATAGATATGGTTCTGATGGACAAAAATTAGGTAAATGTGGTGGAGGTAAAAAAGGTGATGCATACGCAGCATGTTTATCAAAAGAAAAAGCAGCTAAATTAGGAGCTAAAGGTAGAGCAGCATTTGTAAGGAGAAAAAGAGCAGACCAAAAGAAAGCTGGTGATTCTAAAAAGGGAGGAAACAGGTCTAAAGGTAAAAAGCCAACTTTCTCAAAAACAGGCGCATAGTTATTTAAATAAAGGAGAATGAGTAAACACCCAAAATTAGTTTCTGTACAAGTAAGAAACGGAAACATACAAAAAGCACTTAAAATTTTTAAAAGAAGAATAGATGAATCTGGTCATCTTCAATTGTTGAGAACTAAACAACAATACACAAAACCTACAACTGTAAGAAGAAAACAAAAACAAGCAGCAGTAAGGGAACAACAGAAGTTAACTATGTTGGAAAAGATAGATAATGGTGATAGAACAATCAGATTATTTACAAAGAAAAGAAAAAAACGAAGATAATTTTACGTTTTTTAATCTATTATAATACTTATACTCAGTAACACACCATTCTATGTGTGTTTGAATTTCAGTTGGTTAATGAATACCCATTATTATGAGGTGACCGAACAACCGACCTAACATCATTGGAAATCCCATAATATTTTCACATTAATAAGGAAGGCAAAAAATGGCAAATTCTAAATTATTAAAAGAAGCCATCGCTGACGCTAAAGCTGTAAGAGAAACTGCAATCGCTAATGCTAAAATCGCATTAGAAGAAGCATTTACTCCAAAGCTACAATCAATTTTATCTAAAAAACTTCAATCAGAAATGGCTGAAGAAGAAGAAGAAGATGAAATGGAAGAAGTAGCAGAAGAGTTAGATTCTTCAAACATCGGTAGTGGAGATAACAAAGAACCTGAGTACGATGAGGCTCATACTGAGTTAGACCCAGAAACTGAAAAAGAGACTGCAGCTCCTGGCGAAGAATTAGACGCTGTTGACAAAGTTGATGACTTAAAAGAAGGTGAAGAAGAGGATGAAGTTGAAGAAACTGTATCTGAAGAAACTGAAGAAGTTAAGGAAGAAACTGAAGTAAACGAAGAAGAAGATTCTGAAGAAGTTGACGAAATGGCAAAAGAAGGTGATGATGAGGACGAGATGGACGAAGAGTTAAATCTTGAAGATATCATCAGAGAATTAGAATCTGAACTTTCTGAAGAAGAAGGTGAAGATGATGAGGATGTTGAAGAAGTACATGGAGACAAAGAGGTACATGGAGACAAAGAAGTGCATGGAGATAAAGAAGTGCATGGAGATGAAGAAATGGCTGATATGGACGAAATGGAAAAAGATTCCGAAGAAGATGACATGGACGAAGACATCGACTTAGACGAAATCCTAAAAGAAATGGGATACGGAGAAGAAGAAGGTGAAGAGGAAATGAAAGACATGGAAGAATCTAACAAAGTTGAAGAACTTAGTAAAGAACTTGAAGAAGCATACGCTACTGTAAAAGAACTTAAAAGTACAATCAACGAAGTCAACCTACTCAACGCAAAATTACTTTACGCTAACAAGTTATTCCGTTCATACGCTATGAACAATGACCAAAAGAGTAAAGTTGTAGAAACTCTTGACAGAACAAAATCTGTAAGAGAGGTGAAATTGGTATTCGCTACTTTAGCAGAATCAATGAAATTCGGTGGAGAAACTAAAAGAAAAGTAAGAGTAACAGAAGGAATCGCTTCTAAACCTCAAGCTTCAACTGCTCCTAAGAAAGAAATTATTTCTGAAAGTAACGAGATAGCTAACAGATTTAAAAAGTTAGCTAACATTAAATAATTTTTTAATTTTATAAGGAGAGAAAAAATGGCAAATTTTGATTTAAATAAACTTATGGAAGGAAAGAACCCACAGTCTGTAATGCTTGCGGAAACAAGAGGATTAAAGAACAAATGGGAGAAAACTGGACTTCTTGAAGGTTTACAAGAAAGAGACCAACATCAAATGTCGGTTCTTTTAGAAAACCAAGCAAAACAATTGCTTGATGAAGCTAATGCTACTTCTAACGGCTCAGGTAATGAGGAGTGGAATGGTGTAGCTCTTCCTTTGGTAAGAAGAATCTTTGGTGAAATTGCAGCGAAAAACTTCGTTTCTGTTCAACCAATGAACTTACCATCAGGACTTATTTTCTATCTAGACTTTAAATACAACAACCAACAATTTGGAGCAACTACTTATAGTGGTTCTTCATTATTTGGTGGTGATGGTTCGGACTTAGGTTCAACTAATGTTGCTAAAAATGGTCTATATGGAAGTGGACGTTATGGATATACCCTTAACGACCAATCTGCAGATGTAGTAGCCGCTAATGTAGCAGCTGCAAGTGCATCTTTTTCAGATGTAAATTATGATAGTTCTATCAGCGCATCAATCGCAGCTGGAGAAATTCATAAATTAACTATAGCTAAATCTAACATTTCATCAACAGCTGATGATGATGCAATCAAAGCATTTACAATTGATTCTGCATCTGTTGCTCTTGTTGAAACTGTAGGTGAGCATAACAGAGTAAGTGGTACTGACTACATATTCTTCGTATCAGCATCTGCTGGTTCACCATTAGTTGATGGTGCTAGAGTTAAGTTCGCAAATGTTCCTGTTTCTACTAACAGAGGTGACTTTGAAGATAGAGACCCAGTAAACAATGCTGGTGGAAACGCAGGTTCTGGTACTGTACTTGATATTCCTGAAATCGACCTAGAGTTGAAATCAGAGGCTATCGTTGCTAAGACTAGAAAGTTGAAAGCAGTATGGACACCTGAATTGGCGCAAGACCTTAACGCTTACCATTCAATCGATGCTGAAGCTGAATTAACATCTATGTTATCTGAGTATATCTCATTAGAGATTGACTTAGAAATCTTAGATATGATTAGAGCTGGTGCATTGACTAACGATAAATGGTCAGCAAAAGTTGGTGAAGAGTGGAATGGTTCAGTATTTACTACTTCTTCATTTACAGGTCAAGCTTATACTAAGAACACTTGGTTCTCTACATTAGGTACTAAAATCAATAAAGTATCTAATAAGATTCACCAATTAACTCTTAGAGGTGGAGCTAACTTTATCGTAGCATCTCCTGATGTATGTACTATCTTAGAATCAATTCCTCAGTTTACTGTAAACGCTGGAAAAGATGCTATGGAGTTCGCAGCAGGTGTAACTGCTATCGGAGCATTATCTAACAGATATACTGTGTACAAAAATCCTTACATGACTACTAACCAAATCTTGTTAGGATACAAAGGAAATAACTTCCTTGAAAGTGGAGCGGTTTACGCACCATATGTACCACTAATCATGACTCCGTTGGTATATGACCCATCTAACTTTACTCCTCGAAGAGGTGTAATGACTAGATACGCTAAGAAAATGGTAAGACCAGAATTCTATGGTACTATCGATATCGCAGATATGGACCAAATCTAATCTGAGATAACTTAGTAAGATAAATTAAGGGGAAAGAAATTTCCCCTTTTTTTGTGTCTTTTTTAGTGATATCTTTTTATTCTATATTTATATAAGAGAAATAATACAAAGGAGAGAAATATGTCAAACTTCTGGAGTGGTTCAGCAGATAATGTAATTTCGGGTTCAACGCCATTTGGTATTTATGATACAGATACAGAATATCAAACAGATGGGCCTAAAGTAGCATCTTGGTGTGCTAAAAGATTGGGATACCCAATCGTTGATGTTGAATTAGTAGATTTAAACTTCTATGCATGTTTCGAAGAAGCAGTATCAGAATATTCGGCACAAGTAAATCAATTTAATATAAAAAACAACCTTACATCTTTGCAAGGTCAACCTACGGGTTCAGATTATACTCAGAAAAAAATAGCTGGTAACCCACTACCTAACCTTATTGAAATATCAGATTCATATGGAACATACGCTAATGTTGGTGGAAAAGTTGATGTAAAAAAAGGTAATATAGAACTTAATAGTGGTTCACAAGAATATGACTTACAATCTTTATGGGCAGATGTAAGTGAGAGTGGAAATAGAATCAATGTAACAAAAGTATTTTATGAGGCAACACCAGCAATAAATAAATTCTTTGACCCATATTCAGTAAGTGGACAAGGAACTCTAAACTTAATTGATGAGTTTGGATTTGGTTCATTCTCACCAGCGGCACAATTTGTATTGATGCCAATATATGAAGATTTACTTAGAATTGGAGCTATTGAATTTAATGACCAAATTAGAAAATCAGCATTTACATTTAATTTAGTAAACAATAAACTACAAATATTCCCAAAACCAGTGAAAAAATCAACACTGTATTTTGAATATATTGTAAAATCAGAATTCGACCAATCAGCAACATCTGTAACAGATGGAGTAGTAGCAGATTATTCAAATACAGGATATGATTTCCATAACTATAGTAGGATAAATGATGTTGGTAAACAATGGATTAGAAAATATACATTAGCATTAGCTAAAGAATTATTAGGAGCAATTAGAGAAAAATTCTCATCTGTACCTATTCCTGGTTCTGAGGTATCATTAGATGGAGCGGCTCTTAGGTCAGAAGCTCAAACTGAGAAAGATGCTTTGATAGAACAATTAAGAGATGTACTTAATGATTTATCAGATAAAGAAAGGTATCAGAGTGAAGCAGACCAATCAGATGCACAACAGAGAGTTATATCTAAAGTACCTTTGAACATTTATATAGGATAAGCAAATGGCAAGATTTGTACAACAAAAAGATTTAGCATTCTTTGAAAAGATTTCTAAAGAATTAGTGGATGTAGTAGTTCAGACTACAGTTGAGATATTTAAATTATCTTTATCTGAAACAAGAACTAATCTATATGGGGAATCTTTGGGTAAATCATACTTACCTGCCGTACAATGTGCTTGTTTAATTGAGAGGGATGAAAGTACTATAGAATATGAAGGATTCGGACCTGATAGAGCACAAAATGCTGAATTTAGATTTAATAGGGCAACTTTAGAAGAGAAAAATTTATTTCCTGAAATTGGAGATATTATTTTTCATAATAATGCATATTTTGAAATTGATAAAGTTGGTCAAAACCAATTAGTATATGGTAGACCTGAAGAGAAGTTCTCAATCATATGTTCTACATTTATGGTTAGAAGGTCTCAACTTAATATAGAGGAGAGAATAGTATAATGGCAGATATATCAGGATATAATAAAAAAGCAACAGACCCAATTAGTAAAACTAAAAATAGAGCGCAACAAATCGCTATTGACCAAAAATCAAAAGTTGGTATTACGCTATTTGATATAGATTTTGCTATGATGGAATATATGACTGATGTAGTCATTCCTGATGTAGAAGAGAATGGAACTAAAGTAAAAGTACCATTGATATATGGAAATCCAGAAAGATGGAAAGCAGCTACTAAAGATGGATACATAAGAGACCAAAGAGGTAGAATCCAAATCCCTCTTATTATGTATAAAAGAAATAGTATAGCAAGAGATGATAGTTTAGCTAATACTATGAATAGAAATGTATCTTATTCTACATTAACAAAATACAATAAAAAACAAAAGTACGATAAATTTAGTTTGATGAATGAGGTAAATCCTAATGTTGAAGCATATAACATTACGATGCCTGATTATGTAACTGTTTCATATGAAGTGATGATTTGGACAAACTTTACAGAACATATGAATAAAATCGTAGAAGCATTCCAATACGCTACAGATGAATATTGGGGTGATAAAGATAAATACAAATTTAGGGTAAGAATCGACTCATTTGATAATCAAACAGAAGTAGGACAAGGAAGTGAAAGAATAGTTAGAACTTCATTTACAATGGCAGTAAACGCTTATTTACTTCCATCTGAATTCAATAATAAACCTACTACTATCAAAGAATACACACCAAAAAAAGTTGTTTTTGGATATGAAGCAGACTTAACAGGTGGAGGTGGAGGGGTAAATCCTATTAAACAAAAAGCATTAAATCAATACGCTGATGTTTTAGATTTCTTAGCAACAAGAGGTTCAGTATCGGGTAGTTTTGTAGATGCGGACACTGTTAAAATTAATGATGTAGAAGTTCCAAAACTACCACCATCATTAGAAGGAAACTTTGATGTTGATAATTGGTTCAAAGTTTACATAAATGGATTATTTATTCCATCAACAAAATATTCTTACTTTGTAAGTAGTTCTGATGATTCGGTAGAGTTTAATTTTACCACTGGTTCATCAGCATCTTCAACAGAATTAGGTTACGAACTAGAATCAACCGATGAATTTGCATTTGTTGGAAAATTTAGAGAATTATGAGTGTAAAAGAAATAAGAGATGTTTTACAACAACTAAATGAACCAAATGAATTCATAATGGAAGAGGTAAATTTAGCTGATGTAAATCACTACATTTGGAAAATATCAAATTGTAAAATAAAAGATATGAATAATAGATTTGATAATCTTAGACCAGACCATTCAAGATTCGATGTATTTATAAATGGACAATTTATATTAGATGCGGATTATATTTTTGAACAAGTAGGAAGGGATTTCTTCATCAAATTTAAAAAAGAAAACTTTAGTTATGCATTGGTTGGTTCGGATAAAATATCAGTAGAGGGAGATTTACAAAGATTATGAGTAGAAAGAAACCAAATATAATCACACCATTTGATGGAAAAGCTCAAACAAATAATTTTATACAGAGTGTATTTGATGATATGTTTGTTTCTCATCATACTCCAAATTCTATAAGTTTAGATGGTTCAAACTTTATTTTGACCCTCTCAAACAAAAAATTTTTAGATGAAGAACTAAAAATTGATTCTTCTTCTGATTATGTTGATATTTATTTACAAAGTGTCAAAACTCCATCATCATATTATGAGATTGTAGATGATGGTACAAATATAGTGGTTACATTCAATCAAGCGATAGCAGCATCACCGGGTGATATAGTTGCTGGAGATTTTTTAGTAAAAGGAAAGATAGTAAGTAGATAATGGCCAATCTAATATCAAGTAAACAAATTAGTGGTGTTGTAACCGCATCCGCAGTAAGTGGAGATTTTCAAGTAAGTGGTTCATCGAACTTTACAGGTTCTCTAAATGTTACTGGTTCTATTAGTGCTAGTGGAAACATTAGTGGTTCATCGTTTTTCGGTGATGGTAGTACCTTATCAGGCATTGAATTATCTGGTAGAGGAGTATTTAGTGGTTCGGAACAATTACCAGGTGGATTAATAAGTTCATCTGAACAATTGCCTGGTGGAATAGTATCTGGAGCAGCACAATTATTATCTACATTCGATACAAGATATTTAAACACCGATGGTGATGGTGTAGTAAGTGGTTCTTTTTTAAGTGTAGGTGGGTTAGGAGTAGTATCTGGTTCATCTCAAGTATCATTTACAGGTTTAGATAATTTACCTGCGGGTCTAATTAGTGGTTCTATTCAAGTCTTAGGTAGTACTGGAATCCTTTCATCTTCAGAACAACTACCTGCTGGAATAATATCATCATCTGCACAATTACACTCAGATTTAGATAGTAGATACGCAACTGATTTAGGTGAAGGAATCGTAAGTGGTTCAGTACTTAGACCAGGTGGAGATGATGTAATCTCAGGTTCAGAACAAGTAGATTTCGATAGTTTAGCAAATTTACCTGCTGGTTTAGTAAGTGGTTCAGTACAAGTATTGGCTGGCACGGGTATTTTAAGTTCATCAGAACAATTACCAGTTGGTTTAATATCATCATCAGAACAATTACCTGCTAATGTAGTATCAGGTTCAGAACAGATAGTTGATGTATTAGGTTCTGTCAATACATATACCGCATCTAATGATACAAGATTGTTGGATATAGAATCAACAACTGCTTCATTAGATAATAGAGTTACTATATTACAAACTGGTACTGTTGCCCAAGATAATAGATTAGATTCTTTAGAAGAAGCTACATCATCATATGAATCAATTGGGAGTGGTATTGTTAGTGGTTCAATTCAAATATTAGGTGGAAGTGATATAGTTAGTAGTTCAGCACAGATTACTTCTTTAGGATTTGTAAGTAGTAGTGGAGATACAATACCAGCTGGAACAATATCAGGTTCAGCACAAATAACAGAATTGGGATTTGTAAGTAGTAGTGGAGGTGAGAATACATCTCTTAATTCATATACAGCATCTACCGATGATAGATTAGATAATATAGAATCATCAACTTCATCATTAGAACAAAGAGTTGAACAAATTGAATCTAATACCAGTTCATACGAAGAAAAAACAATAATTACATCTCTAAATTCTTACACATCATCTACTGATACGAGATTAGATGGATTTAACACATATACATCATCAACCGACCAAAGGTTAGAAAGAATTGAATTTACTTCATCTTCATTAGAAACTAGAGTTAATGATTTAGCAAATGCAACTGCTTCTATTAACTCATTTACTGGAAGTGTATTCATCAGTTCATCTGCACAAATAACTGCATTAGGATTCGTATCTTCATCTTCTGAAGCATCTGTAAGTCACTTAAATAACTTTACATCTTCAGCTACAATACAATTAAGTAATTTAGAATCATTTAGTTCATCAAATGAAAATACATCATTAAATGAATTTACAGAATCAATTGAAGGTATAAATGCATATACCGCTTCAACTACAATAAGATTAAATAATTTAGAAGTAACAACTTCTTCTTTTGAAAATAAATTTGGAAGTATAGAATCAACAACTTCTTCATTCCAAAATAGATTTGAAACTATTGAATCTACAACTTCTTCATTCCAAAGTAGATTCGGTACTATTGAAACAGAAACGGCATCAATAGATGCACGATTAGACAATATTGAGGGAGCTACCTCCTCTTATGAAACAATAGGTAGAAGTATAGTTAGTGGTTCTTCACAACTTACATCATCATACGATGAACGATATGAAGCCAGAGCTAGTGCAGCAAAAACATTATTAAGTGCATCAATCCAAGTTAACTATGAAGAGTTAGCTAACTTACCTGATAATATAGTAAGCTCATCAGAACAACTACCAGGTGGATTAGTATCAGGTTCGATTCAAGTTTTAGGTGGAACAGATATAATTAGTGGTTCAGAACAATTACAAGATTTAGGATTTAGAAGTGGTAGTTTAATAACTGGTGAAGTTTCTGATATAGAGTTAGAAATGAGTGGTAGTGGTTCTTTCAAAAGAAAAGCACTTACCGATTCATATCAAAACTTAGAATTTATATCAACACCACTTTTCCAAACAGGTAGTTCAAATTGGACTATATCAGATGGTTCTTTTGTACGAATTACTACAAGTGGTACTTACTTATTGAATTCTAACTTTACATTATTTAAAGCAAATGATAATGATAGAGTTGCATTATTTAAATGGCAAAGAAGTTTAAACAATACTGATTGGACAGATGTTAGTGGTTCAACCTTTGGTATAGGTTCACCATCTCAAGAACCAGATTACGCATATGGTGGTGGTGTATCTACTACATTCTTTGAAAGTGGTTCTTATGTTAGAATAGTTGGTAAGATAGATGCATCTTCGGAAGAACCGATTGCACTTCACAATTCAGATTCAGAAGGTGGTCGTTCAACTGTATCTATGTTCTTAATTAATGGAACTAATGCTGGTGGTGGCGGTGGTGGTAGTACTGATTTAGGAAGTTTATCACCTTCGGTAATAGATGTAGCTAATGATAGCATTGGTTTTATAGATGCTTCAAATTCCGATGGAAGTAGAAGAGAATCGGTAGTTGATTTAGTTAATGCTATAGCTGGTACAAATATAACAGCTAACAACGGACAATTGAGTACAATTGGACCTGCTGGAACAATATCAGGTTCTGCACAAATTACTGCTTTAGGATTTAGCTCTGGAAGTATAGGACAAGTAGAATCAGCATCATTTGATGATAGATTAGACCAGGTACAAACAGTAACTGAATCATTTGCACAGAGAATAGGTTCATTAGAAGGAGAGAGTGGTTCTTATTTAACACAAGCGCCTGCTGGAACTGTTAGTGGTTCAGACCAATTATCAAGTTCATTTGAATTAAGAGGTAGTGGTATAGTAAGTGGGGCACAACAAGTTACTGATTTAGGATTTGCAGTAACATCTTCAAATACATTTAATGGAACACAAACATTTAGTGGTTCAATATTACCTGCAACACCAAGTACCTATGATTTAGGTTCATTAGATAAACCCTTTAGAGATTTATTTATCACATCAGAATCAATCAAATTTGTAAAAGATGGTGCAGTACTTTCTGAAATAAAAGCAGATTCAGAACAAATAAAAATTGGTAATATTAGAATTACAACATCATCGATTGAATTAATAAATAACGCTGGTAATGTAGTTCAAAATGTAGTAGAAGGTACATTTACAGGTGGGGATGTTACCGCTGGTAATGTAAAAGCTCCATCAGGAACAATATCAGGTTCAGAACAAATAACTGGATTAGGATTTATTTCTTCTTCAGACTCAACAACATCACTAAATACATTTACTTCTTCTATACAAACTGAAGTAGATGGATTAAGTGCAGCAACATCTTCTTACCTAACTTCTTTAGATAGTAATATAGTAAGTTCATCTGAACAGATTACTGCTTTAGGATTCGTTTCTGAAAGTGGAGGAGAGAATACATCATTAAACGCATTTACATCTTCAGCAAATGTACAATTAAGTAATTTAGAATCATTTACAGGTTCTGTACTAATTAGTTCATCTGCACAAATAACCGCATTAGGATTTGTATCAGAAAGTGGAGGTGAAAACACATCTCTAAATACATTCACATCATCCATTCAAACAGAAGTAGATGGATTATCAGCAGCTACAAGTTCATACTTAACATCTTCGGGTTCAGTTGACTTTACAGATATCACATCAATTCCAAGTGGAATTGTTAGTGGTTCAGAACAACTACCGGGTGGATTAGTTAGTAGTTCTGCTCAATCAGTAGCTCATATAACTGGCGCTGATTTAGACATGGGTGGTAATAAAGTTTTATTTGGTAATGTTTATTCTAACGAAGGAGATTTACCAAACGCATCAACTTATCATGGTATGTTCGCTCATGTTCATTCAACGGGTAGAGGATATTTTGCACACGCTGGCGCTTGGCATCCATTAGTAAATCTGAGTGATGGTGTACTTAGTGGTTCAATAGAATCACAATTACCAAGTGGTACGATATCATCTTCCGCACAGATAACTGGATTAGGATTTATTTCTTCATCTGATTCAACAACATCACTAAACACATTTAGTTCTTCTATACAAACAGAGGTAGATGCATTAAGTGCAGCAACTTCTTCATATCTAACTTCATTAGATAGTGGTATTATAAGTTCATCAGAACAATTACCTGGTGGAATAGTAAGTGGAAGTTCACAATTAACTGGTTTAGGATTTTTAAGTGGTTCTTTATTACCAGGTACAAATATAACAATCAACTCTGGTAGTGATGGATTCTTTATTAGTTCTTCAGCAGGTGGTGGTGCAAGTGTAACTGTTTCAGATTCAGCACCAGGTTCACCATCAGAGGGTGATTTATGGTGGAAATCAAATGATGGTAATCTTTATGTATATTATGATGGGTATTGGGTAATATCTATTGATACTACAAATGCTTTACCAACAGGTGTTCTTAGTGGTTCTGCACAGATTACCGCATTAGGATTTATATCATCTTCTGATTCAACAACATCTTTAAATTCATATACAGCATCTACTGATGTAAGAATAAATCAATTAGCATCGGAAACTGGTTCTTATCTAACTTCATTGGATAGT